GACGCCAGCCACTCCGCGAACTCGCCCGCCTCGGGGGTGGGCATGAGCGCACCCTCCCAGTGGATCATCCCGTCCTTGCGCATGAGCCGGTCGACCGAGCCCACGGCGACACTGCCGTCGTGCTGCTGGATCGCGTACTTCTGCCACGAGAAGGGCAGCCGGTAGGGGCGGGCCGTCATCGAACCGGCGTTGAAACCGCGCTGGTCGCCCGTCTCAACGTCCTCGGGCGCGAGAATCCCGTGAACGGGGATCGGTCCCGTCAGCAGGTCCGTCATCGTGAGCGCGGGCTCCTCGATGGGGTCGTTCTCGGGTGCGATGTCGGCAGATGCCGCCATGGTGTCCTCCTCGTTTCCAGAAACGCCCCAGACCTTCTCCCAAGGAGTCCCCTCTTGGAGTTCAGGACGAAGATCGTAGTTCTCGATGTCGTCTCGTCCGGCCCATGCTACGGCCTGCACCTCGTCAGTGGGTGTCCAGCCGTCCAGAGGGAACTCGACTGCTGTAGTGACCACGAACGCCTGATACACGCCGTCCTGAGACCGCCAGCCGTCCACAACCGTCGAATCCTCGGGGATTCCCCACCCGGTCTCCTCGATCAGTTCCCGAACGGCCCCTGTGTAGGGCTCCTCGCCCTCATTGAGCCCCCCTCCGGGGATTTCCCACCTCTCCTGCACGTCAGGGGCGTCTGTCTCGTCCATCGCCCGCTGAGCAAGCAGGATTCGCCCCGTGTCGAGAGCCACGATGACTATTCCGGCGTGGGTGACCCCCTCGTAGCCGTCTGAGGCGAAGGTTCGCGCCCTCATCACGTTCAGAAGCGCCTTCACGAGCCCTTCACCGCCTGTCGCAGGGCCGCGCGGGTGTACGGCTGGCCGTTGAGGTACAGATCGGTGCAGAGTTGCGCCAGTTGGCGCTCCGTCTCGGCCCTCTGGGCGGCTGAGAGGTCCCCGAACACCGTGTCGGCCAGCGAGAAGTCGAATCCGGGGGCTGTTTCGACCGGGTTGACGACGTGGGCCATGTGCGCGGGGGTGGTTCGGTCCTTCTCACGGCCTCGCTTGCCGTTGTTGAGCAGGATGTTGCCTGCCTTCTCCAATGCACGGAGCACCAGCACCTCGGAAGCGGCCTCTCGGGCACCGAACGGGGCGTCGTGGTGCTCGTGGTCGCCCTGTGGGGGGCCTTGGACGGGGTAGTCCTCGGTGCTCGGGGGCAGCGCGACCCCCGGCTGGCCGTCTGCGGGGCCGTTTCCAGAAACCACGTCGGGGAAGTGCTGCCCGAGCAGGCGCATGGCCTCGACCATCATCTCCGGGGACGGCGAGCCCGAGACCATCTTCATCAGGAGATAGCGCTTGAACTCGTTGTCGTCCATCATGTCGCTCTCGGGGTCGAACCCGACCTCGCGCAGGGTCACCGCACCGGCCAGCAGGCCACGGGCGTTCAGTTCGAGGGCTTCCTTGGAGCGATCCTGCTTCATCCGGACACTGGTCGGGTCGTAGCCGATCACCTTGTCCGTGCCCTCGACCGCCGGGCGCAGGAAGGAGACCGTCAGTTGGTGCGCGAAGTCACCCAGCGCGGGGTCAATGTGACCCGCGATGGTCTTTTCCTCCAACGCCCACTCGCCCCAGTGGTTGACGTTGCCGCCCCCGGTGCCGGAGCCGGACACCGCGATGCCGGAGGAGCCGAGAATCTGCTCTGGCGTCAGGTCCATGCCGAGCGCGAACCGGCGGATGGCGTCCGAGCGGAGGATCATCGCCTTGTCGTCAATCTCGGACCAGAACTGGATCAACTTCTTCTGGTCGATTGACCCGAGCGCATCGGGGGAAGCCATCACGATGCTCGGGAACGACACCTCATCGTCGTCCAACTCCTGCATTCCGGACGCCGCGAGGCTGAGCATGAACTGCTCGGCCTCGTTCATCGCGGCGATGGCCTCGGCCCCACCCTCCACGGAGTCCGGGGGAGGCGGCGGGAAGGTGATGTTCTCGGGCAGGAACCAGACGCCCGCCGACATGAGCCGTGAGCGGACCTGAGCGAAGATGTGCTTGGTCAGCCACTCGATTTCACGCAGCGTGGTCTGCAGGGAGCGGAACGGGCTCCACGCCTCGCGCCGGTCGGCGGGGTCCGGGTTCCACAGCCGGATCACCGGGTCTCCCTTGGCGAGGTCCTTGTAGTTGCCGTTGTCCATCCTGACGGACCAGACCTCTTGCTCGCCTGAGCCGGTCTTGCGGAGTTCGGTGACGGCGACGATTTCCCACAGCGGGGAGAGCGGGTCCTCCTCGTAACCGGGGTCGGTGTCCACCTTGTCGCGTGCGATCAGGTAGCACTCACCCGCGATGGTGCGGTGGGTCAGGTAGTCGACCAGCAACTTGCGTCGCTCCCGCACCGTGGGCGCGAGTTCTGCGAGGGCATCGACCTCCTCACCGGCAGAGACCCACACGGCCTTGCGGTTGAGGGTCTGGGGCTCGGAGATGCCGATTTCGGCGCGGCCCCCGAGCGCAGCGAACAGGGTGACCGCCTTGCGGGCCTCCCCACAGATGTTGACGTGGCGGTACGCCTCGACCTGCCACGGCTGGGCGATGGAGGCGCGGTCCATGCCCGGCGTCGAGGACTTGCGACCGGGCCGAAAGACCTGAGCCGAGGCAGCCGCCGCTGCAGTGATGACCGCTGGCGGGTTTCCAGAAACAGGGGCCTTGGGTCGAGCCATCAGTCGTCATCTCCGTCGTCACCGTCGTGGGCCATCAGGATTGCAGCGAGGTAGGAGGCGGCGAGGATGCCGTTCACGATCCACCACGCAGTGAACGGGATGTTGTCGTACTGGTTTCCAGAAACCGGGGCGTACACACCGGACAGCAGTCCCCAAGCCACGACGAGGCCGGTCAGCCAGAAGGATGCGCAGTAGCCACAGAAGGCGAGAATCTGCCAGCCGTTCCCGTCGGTCGCGTCGGCGTACTTGTCGCGCAGCCAGACCACGGGCGGGAACTTGTCCCATGTCGCCAGACGGGTCAGCCTCGATGCGCTGATGATGGTGGTTGCCACGACGGCGATCCAGTAGAACTCGGTGCTCACAGGTCTCCTCCGGCTCCTAGGCCCGTTGAAGTTGCACACAGAGTAGCCGATGCCCGACCGTTCTCGTGCGCGCTGAACGGGACGAACGACGTGTCGCCGTCCATGTTGTCCATGATCTGGTGGATCGCGGCCCAGTCCCGGTCGTCCTTGCGGACCGACGTGATCCGCTTGCGGCGGTGCCCCAGTTGGGCGCTTGTCTCGTCGGGCTGGCGCATGTCCTCGCAGTGCCACCACGTGCCCGCTCGGGTGGCCGGACCGACGACGCCGTGCTCAGCCATGTAGCGCGGGGTGATGTACGGGGCCGGGGTCATGCCGCTCTGGTGGATGCGACGGCTCCACTCGGCGTGCTCGTGCCCACCGGGGCCGAACTCCTCGATCATCCCGCCGACCCGCTCCACCACGGCGCGGTGGGCGTAGAGCATCACTCCACGGGGCCACGTCCACGTGGCGTAGCGCTCCCGCTCGGAGGCCATCCGGTGCCCGCCCCAGCAGACCATCGAGTGCGGAATCCCGAGGTCGGTGTGCTTGCGCAGTGCCCGTGCAGCGAAGGGGTAGGTGTCGTCGTCGCACAGGAACAGGTGCTCGACCGGATTGCCGACGACGCCCATCAGGAGTTCGAGGCCGGTGTTCTTGTTCGCTGCCACCCCGAGCCGCCCGTTGTACGGGGCCACCCCGACACGGCGCTGGCCTACCCGGAACACCGAGAGGGTCCAGTCGGACACGGCAGCCACAACACGGGCTGTCGCGTCCTCGTCGCCATCGACCGTGATGAACATGCAGTCGCCCGGCCCCAGCGCCCGGTCCCAATGCTGCACGGCGGTTTCCAGAAACCCCATCCGGTGCTCGTCGCCCGTCGTGCTGATCGCCACGCCCTGTCTCATCGCTCCACCTTCGCTCGACACGGTTCACACGCCAGAGGGCAGTCACAGTCACAGCCACAACCACACACGGCGACGCATCCCTCCACGTGGATCGGGAACATCATCCCCTTGGGGGTGTTGCACAACGGACAGGTCGCCATAACGTGAGACAGTATCACACCATCAGCCAGCGCGCTTCAACTTCTTCAACACGTCACGACCGGCAGTCTGCGCGGCGTAGCGCACGGCGGTTTCCAAGGCACGCATGGCCCAGACCAGCGCGTCGATCCGGTTGGGTGACGGCATCCGGCCACCGCGCGACTTCGGCACCCAGCCGACCTGCTCCTTCTCCATCTCGGAGAGGTCGCCGTAGGCCGTCGGGCTGGTGACATGGGTGACCCGGCCCTGCTCGTACTTGCCGACGGTGGGCTCTGCGCGGGTCTCCTTGGACTGAGCGGCGTGGACCAGTTCGATCTTGTACGCCTCGCCGTTCTCGTCGCAAGCAATCACGGGGTGCAACTTGGCGTAGTCCTCCAAGCCCTGCTTCACGTCCTCGCCGCCGAAGTTCTTCTCCACGATGATCCGGTTGACCCGGAACAGCCGTGCAGCCTTGAACACCCGCTCAGAGCGCTCCGAGGGAGTGCCCTTCAAGGTGGCGTCGCCCAGCACGTAGAAGCGGGACGCAGGCAGCGGTGTGTCGTTCTCATCGAAGTGCTGAGCCCCGACGCCGATGATCCCGTGCGCGTCCGAGCGCGGTCCCTTGGAGCCTGCGGGGTCGACAGCCAGCACGCGGTCGTCCATCGAGTCGATCAACTCTTGGAACTCCACGGCGTCGACCCGCAGGTGCCGGAACATCTCGTCGTTCCACAGCGCACCCTCCACGTCGCGCAGCACCTCGCCGTACAACTCCTGACGGCCCATCCGGGTGCCCTCGTACTCCTTCTGCAGCATCTTGATGAAGTCGGCAGAGAGGTTCGCCCGGTTGGCGTAGGTGGACACCCGGCGAATCTCCACGGAGTCGTCGTCCTCCATCTCCATGACCCACGGCGTCGAGGTCGGGGTGGAGGTGATGAGAATGTGGATCGGGTTGCCCGGCTTCTCGATACGAGTCGCCAGTTTCAGGTTCATCCACGCGGTCTCAATCTCGTCCATGAACGCGGCCTCGTCCACCCACGCATACGACAGGTTGACCGACCGGATGTTCTCGGGCTTCTCGGCGGAGAACAGGTAGGTGGTCGCACCGTTCGGCCAGACGAGGATGTCCTTGGACGCGTAGTGGATCGGCACGAACTCGGGGTGCGCCCGCTCGATGATCGTGGCGACGTGGGTGTTCACGAGTTCGGTACCACGACGACCGACGATGGCCCCGTCCAGCCCCTTGCGGGCGGACAGCGTGACGAACTCGGTGCCGGTGGTGGTCTTGCCCGAGCCACGCCCGGACATGATGAACAGAATCCACGGCTTCAACCACGACGGGAGCCGCTGGTCGGCGCGAGCGTGGTTGTGCGCCCAGTTCGCGTCCAGCACCGGGCGCAGGCGTGCGCCGTCGGACTCGAACTCCACCACGTCCCCGACGGGCTCGCCCTCCGGCCCCTCAGTGGCGGTCTGGTCGACCCACCAGCCCGCGCCGTCGGCGTCGATCAACTGGTGGGGCATCCCGTCGCAGTTCGGGTCCGCGCACCAGAACGGCTTCCAGCCTGACTCCTCGATTCGCAGCAGGCGCTCGGCTACGGCGCGCTGCTCAGCCTCGGACAGGCTGTTGAAGTCAGGCGGACCCGGCGTCTGTGTCATCAGAGCCCCCTGCAGTGGGCGTGTTGCCCTCCCACGGGTCCACGTCGATGAACTCACCCACAGGCTCGTCCATCGAGTCGACCGGCACCTGTCCGGTCAGCACACCGAGCACCGGCCCGCCCTTGGCGATGCGCTCGGCCTCCCGCTGGGCACGGGTCTGCCCCTTGGGCTTCTCGGGCTTCTCGGGCTTCTCAGGCTGTTCCTCCACGACGGGCTCCTCCGGCTCCTCCACGGGCAGCGGTATCGGGTCGGGCACGGGTGCTGGTTGTTCGGTCAGCAGGGGCGCAGCCTCCGGCACCGGGGCCTGCTCGGAGTGCCCCACAGCGCGCTCGGGCAACGGCTGGTCAGCCATCTTCTCGGCCTCCGAGGGCTTGGGGTGCTTGGCTTGGGTCGGCACCGATGGCTGGTCCTCGGGCCGGTCCTCCACGATCCGGCCCACCTCGCCGCCGTGCTCGGCCTTCCCGATCTTGCCCGGCTCCTGCTTCTCAGAACCCTTCACCGGGGTCTCCCTCCTGTGGCTGCTCGACGGCGTTTCCAGAAACCACCACCGCGTCGTGTGTCTGCTCGACCGCCTCGTGGATGTCGGACTCCGGCACGTCGAAGATGTCCATGTTGTATCCGAGCCCCTGACCGGCAGCCAGCGCGTTGACCAGTTTCTCGACGGCCTCGGGTGCGGCCTCGACCTTGACCTCGGTCTGCGTCGGTGCCTCCGCGCCGTGCAGTTTCGCCATCCGGTCGAGCATCCGCATCACGCGGTCCTGATTCTCCAACTTGTCCCGGTGGGTCGGGTCGGTCGCCATCGGGTAGTCGGCCTCGATCATCTTCATGTACCGCTCGGAGACCCAGTTGCGGATGTAGGTCCGCAGGGCGGGCTGGTTGCGGATGTACCGCGCCGCGTCGTTCTGCAGCAGCCGGTCCACCTCATCAGCGCTCGCCCCGATGGACGCCCCGATCTGGGCGAGGCTGTAGCCCGCGATGTGCAGGTTGACGATCTGCGCCAGCCGGGCAGCGGTGGCCTGTGCCGCGCTCTGGGCCTGTGCAAGGTCAGCCTCGGCAGCGCGCTCGGCCTGCTTCTTCGCCAGCCGGGCCTGCTGGGAGGGCGTGCGCACCAGCGCGACCGCCTTGCCCTTCGGTTCAGGAGCGCTCAGGTGGTCGGGCAACAGGTCGGCAAGTTCCTCATCCACTGCCGTGCTCATCGTCCTCACCGTCCTCGGAGTGCTCAGGGTCCTCGGTTTCCAGAAACCCCATCATGCCACGGAACGTCATGGTGGCTGCCATCATCGCGTGCCCGAAGGCCAGCATCGCCGCTGCGTTCTGCCCGGCAGGAGTCAGCAGGTCCGGCTGATCCGCACGGTCCAGATGCTGCTCTGCCTTCCGGATGTGCTCTGCGGCGTTCACGACTTCTCCCTCTCATCGGCCTCGGTCCGGGGCGCACTCTGAGCAAGCCGGGCCACGAGGCGGTCTATCGCGGTCGGCAGGCTGTTCCACTCGCCAGCCCACGCGTCACGCTCATGGGCGGATTTCAGGTCACGCCAGTCCGCGTCGCTGAGCCGCGTCGCTGTCCCCTCGGCCTGCATGTCCGGCGTCTTGGTTCGACAGCCACACATGGCGACCCCTGCCGGATGGTGGCAGAAGTCCCGGTAGTGGTCGAGGTTCGGGTGCCCGCATCTCGGGCAGGTGTCCGGCGTGCTCACGGCTGACTCCTCAGCCAGCGGTACACACCCACGGCGATAGCGCTGATGGACACAAGGTCCCACACCACGACCAGTCCGATTCGGCGCATCATGGCTGGTCCTCCGGTAGCAGCCCTGTCTCATCGTCGGGGGCCACCGGGACCAGCAGTTCAGCCGGGTCGACCCCTTGCGCGATCAAGTCCTCCCGCAGGCTGGCGAGCACCCGGCCCGACTCCATCAGCAGGCAGAACGTGCAGTTCTCCACAGCGCCGGGGGCCAGTCGGGCAGCCTCCCCGGTTCCGTGCCAATGACTGGTCATCCTGCCCATGTCAGTAGTCCCTTCCCGTCTGGACCACGCGCCGACACCACCTGCAGCACAGCGCCCGGCCCAAGCACACACCCTCGAACCAGTCCTCGACCCACACCAGCGGCCCCCCGCACAGGCAGTGCATCACGCGCCGCCTTCTTCTACGCCGTCTTGGGTGTCGTCCTCGTCCCTCATCCGCCCGCCGGGTGTCCGGGCCTTGTGCTGCTTCTTCGCCCGGCGCTTCTCGGCAGCGATCACCCGAGAGGTCGCGTCCCGCACGGCAGCGGACCTACTCATCCCGCGCGTGTCCGCGTACAGGTCCAGATCGGCAGCCTCGCTCACCGTCAGCCGGAGTGTCACGAACTCCGTACGCGGGTCTGTCGTCGTCGGCCAAGCCATCGGGATCGCCCCCTTCCTAGATCAGTTGCCGTGTACCGTACCACAACATGAACCGGCCCCCCAGCAGAGTACGCGTGGTATCGCATCCACCAGAGGGCCGATCCGCCTACTGAGGGGTCTCGGGCTTGCCCCCTGTTCAGCCCCTCCATCTTACCACACGCTGTACCACAACATGGCTCGCGTGCCTGCACTGGGGTTTTGGGATTTTTTGAGAACGCGGGGTGATCTGGCGTTTCTGGAAACGGGCTGGATCACCACTACAGGGGGTGGGGGCCGGGTACCCGATACTGTGTTACACCATGGGTGGCCTGACCAGCCAGAACAGCCATACAGCGTTCGTTACCCCTCTCTTTCTCTCTGGGGCGGCGCGAGGGTGGACAGGGCTAGGTCCTAGCCCTAGGTTTCTGGTTGTGGGGCCGACCAGCGGCCCCCGGTTCTGAGAGGCGGTGCCCTTGGTCTGATCCTTGCCATCCCCACGTCGCCTGCCACGTACGGCAGGCCGCATCCCGGTAGCGCAGACCGTGTGACCCTCCCGACTGGTGGCGCGAAAACAGTAGCCCTACGCCGACGGGGAGCAACTCCACAGAGACCCGAGTGCCTGCGCAGCGATGCAGGGTGAGGGACCCGGCACAGCCGGGCGATGCAGAGCAGGCGCTGCGATAGTGAGCCTGCCCGGAGAGCACACTCCGGACCTAGCCAAAGGGCAAGCGACTGTCACAGGGAGCGGCCGATAACTAGGTGAGCAAAGGATCAGGGCAAGGCCGATAGGAAACGAAGGTGAATAGTGTAGGGGCGCGGTAGGCAAGGCACGCGTACCCAGCGAAAGCGGGGGTCCTGAGAGGGACCGCGACAATCGGCAAGCAACACCCTCACTTCGGCGGGGCTAGGTCTAGCACCTAGCACCGTATGAGGCGAGTTGCTTAGGGCGCTGACAATCCGATCAGCGTCCTAAGTGATTCACCTTCCAACAGAGGAGCACGACATGAACGAGAACATCATCACCCTGTCCAGCGACGACCGCACCGCGACCGCTCTGGTCGCCGTCATCCGCTCCGCCGTCAACGGCAAGGGCAAGTACGACGCGTACGTCGGGGACCACAGCGTCACCCGCGAGACGGTGAAGGACCACGCGCTGGCCCTCGCCGTGTTCGCCTACCCGAACGAGAAGCCCGTCCAGAAGGTCGACGGCAAGCGCACCAAGTTCGGCAACGCGGTGCAGGCCGCTGGCAACGGGCTGCGCGCCGCGCTCGACAAGGAGGAGAACGACGGCGAGCCCGTCGTGAACCTGCTCACCCGCGCCGGTCTGCGAGCCGAACTGCAGGACGTCATCGACGCGTGGAACGCCGCGCAGGACAACAACTGACACACCCCCGCCACGGTGCGCAGTCCAGTGAGTCGGTGCTAGGTCAAGCACCTAGCACCGACTCGGCTGGCTCGGCATACCGCCGGTTTCCAGAAACGACACGAGGGAGGCACGACCATGAACGGATATGACGAGAACGGCTGGCCCGACGGCTCGGCCAGCGACGAGGAGTTGAGGCACCCGTGAACGCCTCACAGGTCGACCGCCGGGTCACCGCCATGAGGGCTAGGTCTAGCACCAAGCCCGCCCGTGTCCGCCCTGTCCGCCACTTGGGGCAGGCGTCGCTGTCCTACGGGGGCCGCAACAGGTCAGCGACCCGGATGACCGGAGCCCAGCGCAACAGCATCGGTCGGACCAGCGAGTGGAGCATGTCGCCGTACGCACCGAAGGGTGGCTGGCGATGATCTGGCTCGTGCTGATCGTCGGGGTGACGTGGCTCGGGATCAGGGTCTAGTGCCGTGGGTGCTAGGCATAGCACCGGCCACAGTGGCACGGTGCCCAACCAGACCGGATCATCGGACCGGGCGGCGTACCCGCACCGCACCCGGCAAGCCCTACGGGACGGTGCTCTGGAGTCTGAGCCTGACCTGCCAGTGGAGGGGGTGCGCCTCGGTCTTGACTGCGAGTCGGCTCCTCGTGTTGTGAGGGAGGGCCGCTACGCTCCGCCCTTCAAGCCCTACCGGTACGGCGACTCGGGGCTCCTCGCTGATCGCGCTGCGGCTCTGAGCCCCGATCCTAGCGATCCTGTCAAGTGCTAGACCTAGCACTGCTCTGAACAGGGCGAGGGTTTCTGGAAACAAGACACGGCTCCCCGCCATAGTCCCGTGCCGTCCGAGGGGGCTCACTGTGTCCGTCGAGTGGCGGCGAGTGGTCTCCCTCGGTTCCGACCCCGCCGCCCGCCGGACGTTCCGCCCCCGGACCGTCGACCGCTTCGCAGCCGACTCGGCTAGCCTGAGTCTAGCACACGCCACCTAGTAAAATGGGTGCTACACCTAGCACCCCCAACCCCAGAGAGGCAGGCTCCGATGCCCGCAACGCTCGACCCCACCACCGCTGCGCACCCCGCTGCAGCCACCATCTACCTGTGCGAGATTGCCCGCAACGCGGCGATCCTCGCCTACCGCAGGGCACGGCGCTGACATGGCGACACCCAAGCGGCGACGTGCCCGGTCCCGTCCGATCCGGGGTCAGCGGCACCTGACCCCGAAGCACACCTACACCCACGGTGCTACGGGTAGCACCCGACCGGCGAAGGACGACACGTACCTGCTGGACGGGCCTGATGGACAGCCGGTGCCGCACCGCTTCGACGGCAAGTGCCACCCGGACTGCGAGAACGTCCGGTGAGCCGCACGACCAGAACCATCCGGACCGACCTGCCCGTCGAGGTCTGGGACAGGCTGGCCGAGGAGGCTGCCGCCAAGGGCATCCCGCTGGGCAGGCTGCTCCGCCAACTGATCGTGGCCCGCGACAAGCGCAAGCACGGTGACTCGTGATGCGCCGGGTCATCGTGGCACTGGCCTATCTGACGGGCCGCACCCTTGGCAGGGTCAGCGTGAAGGTCCTGCCGCCCCGATAGTTTCCGGAAACGGTGCTAGGTCTAGCACCGAGCGGACGTAACGCATGATGGACCGACACCCTGAGCGACGGCGCTAGGCATAGCACCGGGACTGCTGGGGTCGGCCCATCGTGTGAGTCGCCCGACTCGAACCACCCTTCCATCCATCCAACAGAGGGAGGTGCCGTCATGTACGACACCACACTGAACAACCCGGCGGACATCCCGCTGGACGAGGTGCTGGCCGACATCCGTCGGGGCCAGTGGACAGACAAGGAGAACAAGGCATGACGATTCCAACCCCCACCATGCTCGCCACCCGTCCGGTGGCGATCCGCACCGTGGTCGACACCCGCTGCGGTGCCACCCGTGTCAGCGGCAAGCAGGTCGCCACGTGCTCCCGCCACGGTGAGCACACCCGTCACGTCGACTGCCGCCAGAACGTGGCATGGGAGGGCGAGTCCAAGTGAGGACCGCCGTGCATGGCACCGAACTGGTGCTACTCCTAGCACTGGCCGTGCCCGTGCTGGTCGGTACCGTGCTGACCGGCTGGTCCTACGTCCGGATGGCGCTGGCCCGCTAGTTTCTGGAAACCCAACCCGGTGCTACGTCTAGCACCAGAAAGTGAGAGCACCATGACCTACCACACACCGATCAAGCAGGGCGACCGCGTGGCGCTGGCCCCGCACCTCGACCTGTGGATGGCGGGCATCCGCTTCGGCAACGTCGAGCAGATCCTCGTCAACGAGGAGAACGAGCGGATGTACCGCGTGGTCTGCAACCACAACACCTCGTTCTGGACCGACATCACCGGGCTGCTCGGTGCCGTCCGCCAGCCCGTGGTGGACGTGCTGGACGCCGTGGAGCAGGGTGCCACCCTCTACATGGATGAGTTCGAGGGTGAACCGCTGGACGAGCAGGGCAACCTCGTCGGCAACAAGTACCGGAGGCTCTGATGATCCCGGCAGGTACTCCGCCGGGGCAGGAGCCGGGTGCTATCCGTAGCACCACCCCGATTGCCGACCGCATCGAGGCGGTGTCCACGGTACCCGTGACCCGGACGCCTCTCGTCGGCCCGACCGAGGACGACCTGCGCGCCGCCCTGCAGGGGTGGGGACAGTGAGCCGGTTCGGGTGGCTCGTGTTCTGGGCGGTGTGGATCACCATGCTCGTCGTGCTGTGGGGGATGCTCGGCTGCTCGACCGAGACGCCCTGCTGATCCGGAGGTAACGCTCGACTGTCGGTGCTGGGTGCTATGCCTAGCACCGACAGTGGAGTGAGTCACCCGGCTCGTGAGTTTCCAGAAACGCTCAACGGTTGAGCGTCCAACAGAAAGGGAGGTGCGTGCTATGACTAGCACCGCCAAGCAGTACACCGTGAACGCGGTGATCCAGTGCGGCCCCGACACGGGCGTCGAGCCCGAGGTCTCGGTCCAGTGGTACAAGGGCGACAACGGGATGAAGGCCATCTCGGCTCTGGCCGGTGCTGCCGTCAACGACGAGGAGAAGGACTGGGGCGACCTGCCCGAGACCATGCGATACCGCACCCTCTCGGTCACCATGACCATCGAGGAGGTCGAGGTCGAGGGTGCTACGCCTAGCACCGAGCCCGGCCCGGTGTCGTTCTCGTTCGACAGCGAGACGAACGACTACTCGCTGAGCGACTGCGCGTGGTGGGACATGAAGCCCCAGTACCGCCCGTGGTGGGCGAAGGCCGACTGCTCCGGTCCCCGCATCGGTGACACGGCGCACGGCGTGCTGTGCGAGGGTCACTTCAACGCCATCCCGAAGGGCGGTGAGTGACGTGAGTGCTACGCCTAGCACTGGCCCCACGGAGGGAGACGGCATCCGTACCGAGTACACCACGTACGTCGACGGCAACCCCGTCTACCACGGTGCCTCACTGAGCGACGCAGCCCGAGCGTGGGACAAGGCCACCGTCGCCGCCGGGCAATCCGTGCCCGGCGGTGTGTCGGTCCAGTCGTGGAACCGGCACAACATGATGGTCCGTGACGGGTGGATCATGCACGTCCACAACGACGGTACTGTCTACCTCTCGCCGTCCATCGTGGGAGCCTCCTGAAACTGGGGGTAGACAAGCCCCGCATGTTGTATTACCGTATGACCCTACGGGATGCAACACAGAGGTCGAGTGGCTGAACCGTCAGGCTGGTGCTAGGTCAAGCACCCAGTACCAGCAGGGCGGGGGGCATCTCGGCTCCAACCCGAGGAACCCCGGACCGTCCGGGTTTCCAGAAACATCCAGAGAAAGAGAGTCCACCATGGACAGCACCAACAGCAGCACCCCCGTCGACCTGATGGCGACGGACACGGAGGGCGAGAAGTCCTTCGACAAGGGCACGTGGCAGGAGGCGCTGCAGCGCAGCGCGAACCTGCTCGACCGCTCGACCAAGGCGCGCAAGCAGGCGTCCTCGCTGCTCTGGACTGGCGCGCAGACCGCCATCGAGGAGTGGCTGCCCGGTGCCGACACCGACGTGTCGGGCGAGAACCTGTACAACGAGGTGCTCGACATCCTCGGCAAGCCCCGCAAGGGTGACGCCTCCAAGGTGCGCACCGTCGCGGTCGCCGTCAAGGACCACGGGCTGGTGCTCACCATCCACCCCAACCTGTCCAAGGCGTACGCCGAGGCCGTTCGTCTGACCAAGACGAAGCAGGTCCACGAGGACGAGGACACGGCGGCGGACAAGGCCATCGAGGCGCTGGCGGAGAACATCCCGCACAGCACCACGACGGTCGAGGGTGCGGCGCTGATCCTGCTGAGCAAGGGGATCGACGGCGCGGTCGTCGCCATCCTCGACGCTCTCGGTCACGGCAACGAGGCGGCTCACCGCTCCTTCATGCGAGCGGTGTCCACCGAGATTGCCGCTCGGGTGCAGGCCGCGAAGCCGAAGCCCGCGCCGAAGGCACCGGCCACGGCGAAGGGTTCGGCCAAGCCCGCCACGGGGTCGTCCCCCAAGGCGGCGGTCAAGACCGCTGGCACCAAGGCCAAGCCCGCCAAGGGCACGAAGGCGAAGCCGGTCCCGGTCTCGTCCTCGAAGGGTGACCCGAACAAGCGGGCGCTCCCGGCCAAGGCCAAGCCCGTCCAGCCCGCCACGGCGGACAAGGGCGCGCCGATCAGCGAGCCCGTCGAGGCGGGTCACGAGGCGGTCGACACCCCGACCGTCCCGGTGAAGCAGGCCGCGACGAAGGCCAAGCCGGTCGTCGTCAAGCGCTGATCCGGGCAGCACATCGAGGCCCCGGTGCTTGACCTAGCACCGGGGTTTCGGTGAGCCACCCGGCTCGTTTCCAGAAACATCCATCCAACAGAAAGTGAGGCCGCCATGAGTGAGCCTGATCCCGAGCGGTGCCCGGTGTGCGGACAGCCGGACAACTGCGGCGACTGTGACCACACGCCGGTCCTGTGCCCCGAGTGCAAGGGCGAGGGTGAGGTGACCAAGCCCGGCACCGCCACCCGCAACGAGTGGGGCGTGTGGGACAGGGACACCATGCCCTGCCCGTCCTGCCAGCCCGACCCCGGTCTGGTCGAGGACGAGCGGATCATCCGCAAGTTCGACGGCAACTGATCCGGACGTAACGCATGGTGCTAGGTCTAGCCTCTGCCCCCTCCCCTCCCTAGGGGGCAGGGTGCTAGACCTAGCATCGTGTGAGTCGATCCGGCTCCAACCATGGTGTGTTACACTATGGGGGTATCCAACACAGCAGGGTTTCCAGAAACCCCGCAGAAAGTAGGTCGTGATGACCGCACCAAGGAACACACCGCCCACGGGCGACGACATCGAGTCGGCCCTCGACATCATCGAGGCCAACGGTGGCGCTGGTGACTGGGAGGAAGCGACCGGCGACAACGACGCCGGTCAGGTCCAGCGCTGGCTGTTCCCCCGCTACCTCGGCGCTGAGGACCCGGCGGACATGTACCTGTCCCGCTCCGGTCTCGGCCCCTACGACACCGACGTGGAGACGGTGGGCGCATGGCTCGCTGCTCCCCGCAACATGGTCGGTGCCGTGCTGCTGCTGGGTGAGCCCGGCACTGGCAAGACCGCGCTGATCGAGGCCGCGATCACCCACGCCGACCGGACCATGACCACCGTGGTCTGCACCCCGGACCACACGAAGGACTCACTGTTCCTCCGGTTCGTGGGAGAGGGCAACGGCGACGACGGGCGGGACGGCAAGCCGACCCCGTACACCCTCGGCGCTGTGCCCTACGCCGCCAAGCACGGGCACACCCTCTACATGGACGAGGTGATGATGCTCGTGGACGGGGTGAAGCCGCTGCTCTACCCGCTCGCTGACGGTCGACGGTTCCTCCCCGAGGGCAACGTGGACGGGTCGCCGCTGGAAATCCACGAGGACTTCCGGCTCATCCTGTCCTCGAACCCGATGGTCCGGGGTGCGTCGCTGCCCGAGCCCGTCGGCTCACGGTGCGCCAGCACCACGCTGACGGTGGACACCTCGCCCGCCATGCTGCGTGACCTCGCCATTGACGAGTCCGTGGTGCAGGCGTGGGAGGCACTGGGCACCGCCGGTCTGTGGCGTCCGCAGATCAGGGAGATGCGTCTCGCTGACTACTGGCTGAGCATCGACCCGGCGCAGTCGGTCAGCGCGTTCCTCCCCGAGCACTGCCCGGAGAGCCAGCGTGAGCAGATCAAGAACACCGTGGTCTCGTTCCTCGGTGGTCAGGTCCGCAACGATGGCCGTCTGGTGGTGGCGTGATGAGTGCTACGCCTAGCACCCCGGTTTCCAGAAACCGGCGGTTCGCCCGCAGGTACCGCATGTTCGACAAGGTGAACGGCGTCGAGCAGAACCTCCACGGTGAGGTGGTCAACGGTGAGTTCGTTGACGCCTACACCACGCTCGCCACCCGTGCGTTCTTCATCAACCTCGGCGGGACCGAGGAGATGCGCCGGACCAAGGGCGGGGTGATCGTGTGCAAGTCGGTCAGCCCGCCCCACGAGGACGGCACGCACACCGTACGGGAGGCCCGGTTCATCCCGCTGGGCGACGACGACCTGCCACTGCCCATCACCCGAGGGAAGGCGCTGTGATGCTGCGTACTCACCTGTCCTACAAGGGCCGCTCGATGAAACGGGTGCTGGTCATGGACATCACACCTGAGCACACCGACGAGGAGGTGCTAGCCGTAGCACTCGTCGCTGCTCGGGAGGACAAGTCCAGTCTGTTCGGTTGGACCATCACGCCGAACCCGGACGACGCAACCCACGCTGTCGTCACCATGCACACCGACTAGTTTCCAGAAACATCCATTCCAACAGGAGGTACCACCATGAAGGGCTTGAAGCAGATGGTCCAAGAGGCCGTCAAGCAGAGCACAGAGCAGGAGCAGGAGCAGGCTCCGGTGCAGGTCACCGACGACGCACGCCGGGCGCTGTCCATGCAGATGCGGCAGTGGTCCGGCTGGGCCAACAGCGTCATCGAGTTCGGTGACCCGCGCAAGAAAGGAATGCCGTCGCCGTTCGCTGCGTGTGACCACCACAAGCGCAGGTTCCACGCCAACATCGACCGGCTGGTGCTGAACCCGAACCGGGTGCTGTTCACCGTCACCCCGTTCCGGCTGAGGCAGGAGGCGGTGCTGACCGGCGCGCTGCTGCACGAGGCGGGCCACGCCCGGTACTCGCACTGGCAGCCGAGCAGGTACGGCAACCCCGACGTGCTGCTGCACAACGACGGCGAGCCCGCCACCGCGCAGTGCGTGGCGCTCGCCCGGCTGATGGAGGAGCCCCGGATCGAGGGGCTGATGACCCGTGACGCCGAGAGGATCGGTGCCGGGTCGCTCGACTGGACCATGCGGGCCAGCGCTGCGCACCTCGCACCGATGACCACGCTGGCGACTGACCCCGGCCAGCGGATCATGGACCTCATCACCTCGTGGGCGCTGAGGGCTGGTCGGCAGTACGCCATCCAGCACTGGGACAGCGACCACAGGACACGCAACTGGGTGTCCGACTTCACCTCGCTGCTGACCATGAGCATCGAGGCGCACCTGACCGACCTCGAAGCCAAGGGTGCGGACACGAAGCCGAACATGCACGCTCGGTTGATCGTGACGGGTCTGATCGGGATGACCAGCATCGAGGACAACACCGGGTCGCTGATGATCGACAACGCTCGTGCGATCCTCGACCTGCTGTTTCCAGAAACCGACGAGGACGACGAGGACGGCAAGCCCGAGCCGATGCCCGGCGGGGACTGCGCCGAGCAGGAGCCCGAGGAGCAGGAGGACAGCGAGCCCGAGCAGGGTGAGGCTGAGCCCGAGAAGTCCGAGGACGAGCAGGCCGACGAGGCTGAGCAGTCTGATGAGGGTGAGCCCGGCGACGATGAGGCTGAGGCTGACGAGGGTGAGCCCGGCGAGTCTGAGGGTGAGGACGGTGAGTCCGACGAGGGCGAGCCGTCCGAGGATGACGCCGAGGGTGAGGGCAAGGGCGAGGGTGAGGGTGACCCTGAGTCCGAGGGTGAGGGCGAGGGTGAGGGTGCTACGTCTAGCACTGGCGAGCCCGACGACGAACTCTCCGAGGCGCTGCGCCAGATGGAGGAGGCAGCCAAGGACGAGTCCGCCGAGGAGGCGGGCGAGGAGGCCGAGGAGTCCGAGGTTTCCGGAAACGGGGCGGGCTCCGGCGGTGGCGGCGGTGGTCAGGGCGGCTACCGCAACCCGACCAAGGAGGAGCGTGACATCCAGAAGGGTGCCGAGCGATTCCTGCGGGACATGATCGCACCGAGCGAGTCGTCCATCGTGACGCTCACTGACACCCCGTCCTCGACGGTCAACGGTGCGGCGCTGTCGGCGTGGAAGGCAGGCGGGCAGGTCAAGGCTCCGCACTTCTTCGAGCGTACCCGCCGTGAGGTCGAGCCCTCCCCGCCGGTCAAGGTGGCGATCCTCGTGGACGTGTCGTCCTCGATGGGCTCACTGCAGAAGCCGAGTTCGGTCCTGTCGTGGGCACTGGCAGCGGCGGCGCTGGACCTGCGGAACTTCGCCGGTCGCGGCCAGCAGATCGAGTCGTGCATGATCCACTGGGGCAGCAGGTCCGAGGTGATCCAGCGCAACGGGCAGATGATGCCGGGGATCAAGGAGTTCGCCTGCGATCAGGGCACCTCCGACATGCACGGTGCGATGGCGCTGGTGGAGGAGCAGATGCCGGGGTTCTTCGATGTCTCCGAGACTCCGGTCAACCGGCTGCTCGTGCAGTTCACCGACTGGGAACTGTTCGGTCGCCAGCAGGTCACGCCGTGGATCGAGCGGGCGCTGGGTGTGGGGGTCAACATGCTGACCGTGGCCCCGAGGGACTACTCCCCCCGCCGCTCCGACCTCGAACAGATCCTGTCCGATGTCAAGGTGCAGCGGGGCACGTCGAGCCTGCTGAGGTACGACGAGGCGAAGCCGGATCAGGTGTGGCAGCACGCGGCGGAGGTGCTGTCGTGAGCAGGGTTTCCAGAAACGACACACCTACTAGGGAGCCCCGCCCGCTCACCAAGAGCGGGTGGGGGGTGCTGCTCCGTGCGGTGAGCGCTGACATCAAGGCAGCCGAGATGCTGTACGCCTCCGCTGACCTGCTCACCAAGGGGCGCAACGCTACCGACCGCGCCTACAACCGAGCCGTGGTGGACCTGACCACCCGGCTGCTCGACCTGCCAACCGACCCCGAGGTGATGGAGCACGTGCTCCGGAACCTGCCTGACTACGACGCACCGAAAGAGAGCAAGTGATGCATACCCGACTGATCCCCCTGACCGACGACCGAGGTCGACTGATGCTGGCGGAGGACCCGAAGAACGAGCCCTCGCACGGCAGCGTGGTGCTGACCAACGGAGAGTACGGCACCGCGTGGCAGCGGTTCTTCTCCGATGGCCGGTGGCACCGTGTCGGCACCGGCAAGGGCCGTTCGTGGGAGCAGATGCTGGCCGAGCGCAACCTCGTGCTGGTCTACGAGGCACCCATTCGTGAGGGAGGCGAGTCCCGATGACCTGTCGCAACTGCGGGAGTACGAACTCCACGTGGGAACTCCACACCACTCGTGACTCGCGGGCGATCACGGCTGTTCGCGGCTGCGTCGACTGCTCGGAGACGCTGGAACAGTGCAGCGCTGACGCATGGCTGCACGGGTTGCTCTCCACTCGTATCGAGGCAGGCGTGACGCAGGCCGTCATTGACCTGTGGAACCGGAACAACGGGTGGATTCCCGGCATGGCGTTCCGCGAACTGGCCGAGGCACTGGGCGTGGACCCGGACCGGCTCGTCCACTACGACATCGACAAGGGTGAACGGCACTACCCCGAGGGAGTGAGCAAGCGATGAGCGTTTCCAGAAACGACGTAGAGTTCGCCAAGCAGATCGAGGAACTGCAGGCGATGAGCGACGAGCCGCTGCACCCGGACCTGCAGCCGTGGGTGGAGGATGGGCAGTGGGGTCCGATGCTCCGGCACCCGCTGGTCTACTCCGTCCCGCTGACACTGCCGGGCTACGCCAACCGGACCTACCTCTACAAGCAGAAGGCCAAGGCAAGGGCCATCGAGGAGGAGGACTGGCACAACCTCGTGTTCCTCCACGAGAGACCGTACCGGCTGGACGCCCTGCTGTCTGTGGTCGGGACCACCGAGAGCGGTGATCCAATCCCGCTGGCCTCAGTGCCCGAGCACTGGGCGCTGGCTGCCGATGTCTGGGTGGACAGCGAGAACATCCAGCAGAACATCGAGCAGTGGCGGGCGCTGTTCTGCAACGGGGCGGGCGGGCTGTGGCTGGGCGAGCCCGACGAGCGCGCTGCGTTCGAGGCCCTGCCCGAGGCAGGAGCCGAGGGGTCTGGCCTGATCCGTGCATGGCGCGGTGGTGCGGTGGGTGACTGGTCGTGGACCACCGACCGTAAGACGGCTGAGTTCTTCTCCCGTCGCTCCGGCCTGCCTGTCCGTGGTCACCTCATCCCGAGGTCCGACGTGTTCGGGTACCTCACCCGTCGTAGCGAGGCCGAGTTGCTGGTGAAGTTCACCGAGTTCCGCCGGTCGCTGGTCTACCCGGTTTCTGGAAACCCCGATGACGAGTGAGAGCCGCGAGTTCATCATCGGGCTCCTGCTCTGGGCGCTGATCTTCTACCCGGTGTGGTCACCCCGCTGCCGCAGGCTACGGCGGGAGGCACGCTGGGCCGAGGCCACCGCACAGGTGGTGGCGCAGGCCGAGGCTGTGACCCGACGGGCAGCAGCCAGCGGGCAGGGCGGCAGGCTGGGCAGAGAGACAGGACCGAACTGGGAACAGGACAAGCCTTTCCCTGAGTGCTTCGACCAAGAGATAGAGGATGATCTGTAATGGCAACACCACAGGAGTACGTGCAGTCAGTCTTGTCCAGTCTCGCGCTGGTGCAGGACGCGAGTGAGGAACTACTCGCCACCGAGGGGGTGGTCGAGATTCTGAAAGACATGGACGCTCTCGCCACCGATCTGTATGAGGTGCTGGGCTGATGAGCGGGAAGGAAGGACCCCCGTACAGGTACCCGAGGCTGGCGTTCGTGGCGTACTGCCTGCAGCGGTGGACGGTGGACCTCGTGGTCGACCTGTTCCGGCTGGTGTTTCCGGAAACCCTGACCTACACGGTGCAGTTGCACCGGCTCGTGAGGGTGGGCGAGTGGCCTGAGAGCGACAAGTGGAAGATCGCCAACTCGTGGGAGCCGATCAAGGTTCGCGGACTGCGAGCAGCACGGACGAAGGCCCACGAACTGCGGCAGACCAACCGCTGGGCCACGCTGAACGACCGGCCCTACGTCACGATCACTAACCCGCACGGCATAACCGTCTCCAACTGGGAGGTGCTGGGCTGATGGCTAAGGAAGGACCCGAGACCAAACTCATCAAGCGGATGCGCGATGCAGCCAACGACCTGTACGGCTCCCGGCTGGTGACCATCAAACACCACGGTGGGCTGGGCAGCGAGGTCGGTGTGAGCGACCTGCTGTGCGTGCTCGACGGGGTGTTCGTGGCGTGCGAGGTCAAGGCCCCCGAGTCCTACCCCGTGAAGGGCAAGCCGAGCGTCGAGAAGGCGCTGGCCGAGGGACCGACGGTCAAGCAGCGGCTGTTCGTCAAGCGTGTCCGTGAGGCAGGCGGGGTGGCCGGGTTCGCGGCTGACGTGGCTGGGTTCCTCGCCCTGCTGGAACAGGTGCAGCGACGGGTCATGTCCATCGAGGACACCATCCGAGAGATGAAGGACTACGGACCAGAGGGGTGCCTGTGATGTACGCAGTTTCCAGAGGCTTGAAGCCCCGCGTCATCCGTCGGGTGGTCCAAGTGGCGAAGGACGGACGGGCGAAGGTGGCCCGTGATCGTCGGACCCTCATCACCATCGAGCGGATCAAGGCGAGGACGGCCAAGTCCTGTGCCTACCACATGTGCCCCTACTACGAGGCGTCTGAGGCTGACACTCACCCAAGGGGCGGGGTCGGGGTGATCGCTCCCGGCACCGAGTACGCCCTGTTCAAGAGCGCCTACACAGTGAGGCGGATGGGCGGGCGTACGTTCCCCGAGCAGAGGACGTACCACTTCGACTGCCTGCCTCTCGACGCTCGGCCACTGGTCCGATTCTTCTTCCCTCGTGGGCTGTGGAAGATGCGTCTGGTCCACGGCGAGGCGGAGGAGGTCGAGCGGACGTTCACCTCCGTCGAGGCGTGGGAGGTATGGCTCTCCAAACAGCACCCGGTGCTGATGCGCAAGGACGTGTTCCACCTCGACCAGCCCGGCTCGAAACAGCGAGGCACCAACCTCTACTACGCCATGCTGAGCAGGGTTTCCAGAAACCAATAGTGTGATACGCTATGCGTATCCAACAGAGAGTGAGAAAGCGCATGTATGACGAACTGAGGGACTTGGCGGGCATGAACAACGCCGCCCTGAAATCCGTGTGCCGAGACTGGGGTATCTCGGGCTACTCGAAGATGAACCGCGAGGCGTTGAAGCAGGCGATCCTGAACCACCCGAACAACAAGGGAGAGAACCCAAATGGGTAAGACCAACAACACCGGCCTGATGGCTGGTGCGCCGCCCACTTCACCGGGTGGCATGAGCCAGAAGGCGCTGCTCGCTGAACTGGTCGAGAAGCACGGGTGGACCAAGGCGCAGGCCAAGCCGTTCTCCCCGCTCAACATGTGGGCTGACCTCATCGACGCTGTGGTTGTGGAGCGCAGGCACCGCGAAGCCGAGGCTGAGCAGGATCACGGCGAGCCCGACGGTACCGGCATCGAGGTGACCGACTCGTTCGGCACCCGTGAGGTCGAGTACGAGATGGACCCGGTGGCTGCCGCTGAGCAGGAGGCCGATGATCTGGACGACCTGCTCGCTGAGTTCGAGTTGCCTCACACGCTGAACCCGAACGATGACCTGCTCACGTCCTGCGGCAAGCACGACCTCCCGAACTGCGCCGAGTGCACTGAGCCCGCCGTGTTCGAGACGGTGGGCGCAGCGATGTTCGACGCTGCCACCGGCACCATCGAGGACATCGACCCCGAGGCGCTGATGGCCGAACTGGCACAGACCCGGCACGAGGAGCACGAGCACGCCATGCAGCACGGGCTGCTCATCAAGGACCCGCACACGCTGGACTACGTGTTCAACGGTCACGCCGGAGCCGGGCCGAGTGCATCGGAGCGTTGGCTTTCCTGCACCGCGTCGCTGGGGGCGAGCCGGGAGTTTCTGGAAACCCTCACGCCCAACCAGCAGGAGACCTTCGCCCGGTCCAACGAGGCGGCACGTCAGGGCACCACGGCCCACGCTGCGGCTGAGGTCGAGGCCCGCGTGATCCTCGGAGAGGTGACGCAGGAGGAGGCCGACCTGACCATGCTCGAACTGGCTGTGCTGCCCGACTCCGACGGCGAGGCGTACGACGAGGAGATGGGCGAGTACATCACCGAGTACGTCGACCTCGTGAAGTCCTACGTCCAAGACCGGGGCAGCGAGAACGTGCTGATCGAGGCCCGCGTCGTGGCTGCTGTCCCGCTCACCGACCTGCACGAGGGTGAGGTGTACGAGATTCCCGGCTCGGTGGACTGCGGCGTGCTGCCCACCCCCGAGGACCCGGTGCTGGTGTCGGCTGACTTGAAGTACGGCAACGGCATCTGGGTGGACGTGGACGAGAACAGCCAAGCGCGCATCTACGCGCTCGGGATGCTCGCCCTGATGGTCGACCCCGAGACCGGACGGCTGCCCGAGTGGCTGGTCGACGTGACCTACCACATCATCCAGCCCCGGATGGACGGGATCAAGACCCGCACCGAGAGCGTTGACGACCTGCTCGACTGGCGCGACCAAGTGCTGGCCCCGGCCCTGACGGCTGCGCTGTACGGCGTAGGGGAGGGCGCAGAGTTCAAGCCCTCCGAGGGTGCCTGCCAGTTCTGCCCGGCCCGTGGTGGCTGTGCTGCGCTGGCGGAGGAACGGGTCATCAGTGCGGCCAGCCTGTTCGACACGGTGGTCGAGGCCGAGTTCGCTGACGGACCGGGAGCGTTTCCGGAAACCACCAGCCTGACCGACACCCGGCTGGGTGAACTGCTCGCCCAGATCAGCGGGCTCATCGACATCCACAAGGACTTGAAGGCCGAGGCCGAGCGCCGCCTGTACCGGGGCGACTCAGTGCCGGGGTTCCAACTGGTCAACTACACCCCACCCCGCAAGTGGAAGCCCGGCGCTGATGAGCAACTGGACAACGCACCTGTCTGGACACGCAAACTCATCACCCCGACGCAGGCCGTGAAGTTGGCCGAGGTGGAGAAGTGGGACGAGGAGGAGAAGAAGATTCTCACCGACCTGATCGACACCCCGGACAAGCGGCCCGTCGTCGCCAAGGAAGGTGACCGGCGCAAGCCATGGACCGGGCGTCCGCCCGAGGCCATGTTCGAGGATGAATCAGAGAGCGGAGAGCCGTGCAAGGTATGCCTCCGTTCAGACTGTCAGGGAGGGTGTATCTGATGAGCATGAGGGACAGGTCCGAGGGTGCGATGACCGCACTGGTCGAGGCCGTGGCCGAGAAGATCATCGGTGCCGAGGCGTGGCAGGCGATGGGTCTGGCGATGCGCTACGAGTTCAAGAACTCCGTGCTGCCCGTCATCACCGCGCTGGTCGAGGTGCTGGACTCCGAACCGCACCGCGCCAAGCGAGGCAGCGATGTCGAGGCGTGGATCAAGGCTGCCCGTGACCTGCACGACGAGCGTGTGTACGGGCCGTACGAAGCGCTCAACGATCTGCTCGATGACTACCGGCTGCACGCCGACACGGGCACTGCGCTGAACGAGGAGGTTCCTGATGGACCCCAAGGATGACGCAGAGTTCAAGGACATCGGCTACCTCAGCGAGCCGATCACCGTGGAGTTCACGCTGGCCGAGGTGGACCCCGAGGTGCTGGCCCTGCTGACCGGCGTCCGCCCAGACGGTGAGCGCCCGGTCCACCAGAGCATGGAGGTGTGGGGCGAGCACAAGCGCAAGTGGTGGGAGTGGCTGCTCCGTCGGCCCCGACGCAGGTACCACTACTACCTGCCGAACGTGAAGATCGAACCAACAGGTTTCCAGAAACCAGATAGCGAGAGTGAGTGACATGCAGGCATTCAGCACCACGACAGGCAAGACCTACGACTCGTGGGAGGAACTGGTCGAGGCCGAGGCCAACGGCTGGTTGTGCATCGCCCTCATCACGGGAGCGCACAAGCAGAAGGGCAAGACGTGGCCCTTCGTGGAGGGTCCGTACCCCACCAAGCGGGAGGCCGAGAACGCGAGGTCTCGGATGCGTACCCTGTTCAAGCGCGAGGCCGAGCACTACCCCGGCCAGACTTACCAGTTCTTCGTGCGCCCCGCGTGGAAGGCCGGGCGGCAGCGATGAGGACACCGATGATGTCCGGGTACTGCGCGTTCCCGGCTTCCGAGCGCTCCGTCAAGGGCGTCGTCCACGAGGTCGGCCCGAGCCACAGCCACGACCGCTGCGCCACGCTGGGTGCGGGCAGCATGGCGAACCCCGACAAGGAGTTCTCCCCCTGCCCGTGCGGGTGCCACCTCGGGACCGACGAGTACGAGTGCGGCAACTGCGGCAGACCGTTGAGGGAGGCCCCTCGGTGGCCCAACGACTTCGCCAACGGGGACGAGGACGCGGACCCCGACGAGATGGTCTACGTCCACATCGACCCGGCCACTGGCCGGGCCATCGGAGAGGAGTGCTGACATGGCCGCACCGACACAAGGCCCGAGCCCGGAGAGGCTGATCGAGCAGACGTTGGAGAGCGTGCTCATCCGAATGAACAAACTCGAAGATGAGAGGCGCGAGCATGAACGATCGGTGACCCGTCTCCGTAACTCCATAGAGGGTGTGGAGGCCGAGGCCAACCGGCTGCAGCGTGCGCTGCTCACCCTGCAAGGGATGAGGTCCGAGCCCTCCGATGCACAGAAGGCCAACTCGAAGATGCGGCAGGAACTGCGGCAGGCGCGACGATGAGAACCGGGTCTCGGGACGGTAGACTGGGACTCGTGCATCCGGGCCACCGAAACACCATCCGCCTCGACAAGCGAGGCCGTCGCATCGGTCGCAACTGGTGGCGGGAGATGAACGTCGAGACCCTGCACTGCGCCGAGGCCGCATGGCAGGCGCTCCGTGAGTCAGACCAGACCGCGCACGGTGTGGCTGGCACGGCCCATGCACATGTTGCGATGTACCAACTCTCGGACCGCGAGTTCGTTGAACTCCACCCGAGGCCAACCCTCAAAGCGCTGCTCGTCGGCAACGCCGGGATGCACCAGTCCAGAGCCGCGTAGTGTGTTACACTGTGCGGGTAGTACCCACTCCGGAGGGTTTCCGGAAACCTCACAGCCCGGAAGGGCATCTCAGTAGAAAGCAGGGACCATCATGGTCGACAAGAACCGCGTAACCGTGGACCTCACCTCCGGGGTCGGAACCCTCTCGTTCCCCCACGTGTTCGCCAGCACCGCCTCCAAGAACGACAAGGAGGAGACGGTCTACGACATCCAGTTCATCATCCCCAAGACCCAGCGCGAGGACGTTCGCGCGCTGCTCGTCGCCATCAAGAAGGTGGGCGAGGCCAAGTGGGGCGCGAACTGGAAGAAGGTTCGCACTCCCCTGCGTGACGGCGACGCGGAGAAGGACGAACTGACCGAGGACGGCAGCACCAAGGGGGCCAAGTACCCCGAGCGTCTGGGCTGCTACTTCCTCAACGCCCGCTCCACCAAGCCGGTCGGTGTCTACGACCGGCAGCGTTCCCCGATCACCAACCCGGACGACCTCTACGGTGGGTGCAAGGGCAAGATCGCGGTGACGTTCTACCCGTACAGCACGAGCGGCAACCACGGGATCGGCGTCGGCCTCAACGGCGTGCAGAAGATCGCGGACGGTGAGCCGTTCGGCGGCGGTCGCCCGTCGGTCGAGTCGATGTTCGACATGCTGGACGACGACGACGACCTCGGTCTGGACGACGTGGACGCCGACGAGGTGGACGAGGAGCCCGAGCCGGAGCCCGCACCCAAGAAGCGGGCAGCGAAGAAGGCCGCTGCGAAGAAGGCAGCCAAGCCCGCCCCGGTGGAGGAGCCCGACGAGGACGAGGACGAGGACGACCTGTACGACGACCTCGACGACCTCGACGAGGAGTAACACCTAGCACCACCGCACCATCTCCCGGCCCCTGTTGAGACACCAGCAGGGGCCGGGACTAGGTTTCCAGAAACCAGATAGAGATAGGGGGTGAACAGCATGGAGACCGTAGCCATGCACAAGGGCGCAGACCTCGTGGTCAAGTGCCTTGGGTGCAAGAACACCTACGAGGTACACGACGTGACCGTCCTCATCGAACCAGTGCTGGACCCCGACGAGCACACGTTCCTCCACTACGAGGTGAAGTTCGGGTACGAGGGATTCGACGGTGGCGAGGTCGACGCCTTCATACAGGACCTCCTGTGCATGAGGGTGAACAACACGTCTGGCCGTCGCTGCTCGGTGTTCGGTCGGCTGCCCAACGGATCGGTGTTCGCCTTCCCGATGCTGACCAAGGTGAAGCCCGACCGGCTGTGGGTGTCCAGCCCGGACGCCGCCGGTACCCACTACGGGGCCAAGCAGGCGAAGCGATGAGCCACCTCTCGGACGACGTGTTCCGCCTCCCGACTCGGGACACCGACCTCAGCGTGCCGGTCCGCGAGAAGCCCGCGTATCTGTACGGGATGGACACGGTGCTTCAAGACGCAGGTATCTTTCAGAACGTGATCCAGCAGTACGTGCGCGAGCAGTTGGAGCGCGAGCGTCAGTTCGAGAACACCGTGCTGTTCATGCTGACGGGGGTACACCTGTGACCAGCAAGCCGAGGCTCATCGGCATCCGTATCGACATCGAGACCCGCTCTCGCGTGTCGATCAAGACGAGCGGCGTGTACCGCTACGTCGAGTGCCCGGACTTCAAGGTGCTCATCATCGCGTACACACCGATCCGTCGCTACCCCGGAGGGGCTACCAAACTGGGGCGCGTCCGGACGCTGGACCTCAACGACTACGAGGAGGTCTCCCAGTTCCGCAAGATGCTGGTCGACCCGCGTTTCCAGAAACACGCCTACAACGCCAACTTCGAGCGCATCGCGCTGAGCCGGTGGTACGGCCTCCCCGCTGGGACCTACATCGACCCGGAGAACTGGCACTGCTCGGCCATCCGGTGCAACGTCAACGGTGTGTACGGAACGCTGGACGAGGTGGCCCGTGCGTTGAAGGCCCCGATCAGGAAGGACCCCGAGGGCAAGCGCCTCATCAAGTTGTTCTCGATCCCGCAGCGCAACGGCCAGTTCATCGAGCCCGACGAGGCACCGCAGGACTTCGACAAGTTCGGTGTCTACTGCATACAGGATGTCAAGACCGAGGCGGTGGTGGCGGCGTGCGTGCCGGACATCCCGCCCCTCGTGCAGCGCGAGTACGAGATGGACCAGCGGATCAACGACCGGGGCGTGCGGCACTTCGCCGGGCTGAGCCGAGCCGCCATGGATCAGGTCAAGATCGCACGTGACCAGACCATGGCTGAGTTGAAGGACTTGATGGGGGTCGAGAACCCCAACTCCGTCCAGCAGTTCCGTGCTTGGCTGGTCGAGCAGGGCTACCCGATGACCAGTCTGGACAAGGACCACCGGGCCGAGGCGTTGGACGATCCGACCATCTCCGACATCGTGGCCGAGGCACTGCACAAGAAGGGGCAGGCGTCGCTGTCCTCGGTGACCAAGCACAAGGCCATGCTCAACACCCGCTGCTTCGATGGCCGGATCAGGGGCAGCCTGCAGTTCTACGGGGCGCACACGGGGCGCGAGGCGGGCCGGGGCTTCCAGCCCCAGAACCTCCCCCGCTACGAGGCCCCCGCCGCTGACAGGCTGGCCCTGCTGCACCGGACCATCTCCCCCATGGATGCGCCGACGGCAGCCAAGGGCACCGTCCGTGCGGCCATCGTCCCGGCCCGTGACCACGTGCTGGTGACCGTCGACTACAACGCCATCGAGGCCCGCGTGCTGGCGGGGCTGTGCGGCGAGCAGTGGGCCGAGGCCGAGTTCCGTGGAGCGGGGAAGATTTACGAGGCCACCGCCGCCACCATGTTCAACGTCGACAAGGGCCAGTTGGTCGCGGCGTTGAAGTCCTGCGGCAAGTGCGGGAAGTGCGCACACTGCGAGGTCCGGGCCAAGGGCAAGGTCAGCAACCTCGCGCTGGGCTACGCCGGGGGTGCCGGTGCTCTGGTCACCATGGGTGCCGAGGAGGCGGGCATCGACTGCGGCAACTACCGTGACCTGAACGCGGAGTGGGCGGCGCTGGGCAGGCCGGGCAAGTTCCACGAGTGGGAGCGGGACCGCCACGACTACCCCGAGTTGATCCGGCTCCGTGACCTGTACCGGGACGCGAGCCCGATGACCACCCGTTTCTGGAAACTCTGCGCCAAGGCGTGGGACGTGGCTGCCACCACTGGCAACGGCGCGAGGTTCGGCAACAACCAAGTGCTCGCCATGATCCGCGACGGCAGGCACAACCGGCTGGTCCTCCCCAGCCAGCGATCCATCTGGTACAGGTTCGCCGCCTCGCACCGTGACCCGGACAGGGTGGACCGGGATGGCAACCCGCGCATCGACAGGCGCACGTTCATGGGCAAGGGCAAGGGCGTCGGCCACATCCGGATCGACACCCACGGCGGGAAGTTGACCGAGAACGTGACGCAGGCTGTGGCCCGCGACGTGCTGTTCGACCTGCTCATGCGGATGGAGGAGGAGGTGCGTGCCGGGTGGCCCGCGAAGCCGGTCCTGCACGTCCACGACGAGGTAGTCTTGGAGGTCCACAAGAAGCACGCTGAGCAGGTGCTCGCGGACTCCATCGGAATGATGTCAGAACCCCCGGAGTGGGGGAAGTTCCTCATCGTCAAGGGTGAGGGGTCAATCATGGAGAGATACGGAAAGTAGGAGAGATGAAGCAGATCGACCTGAGCGGTCTCAGCAACCTAGGCGGTACGCCGCACCCGTCCGAGCCCGACGACAAGGCTGGCCCGGTGGCCGCTGCGTTCGGCGTGGTCCTCGGCGTGTGCGCCACCGTCGCCGTCATCATGCTCACCGTCAAACTCGGACTGGTGCTGTTCACCTGATACACGGTTTCCAGAAACAACTCGCCCCTAGCAGGAAGCGCAGGCGCGAGAGGTGCGGAAGTCTCCCGATCAACCGGCTTGATCGACCGGCCTACAGGAACTTCGCGGCACCACCCAAACCAGCAGCCCGTACTCGGGCAGACAGAGAGGCAAGGAAATGGGTATCGGCGGACATATGCTCGGGGACAAGAAACTCCGGCAACTACGGCAGGCCACTGGCCTGAACTTCGACAGGGCCTACCGACGCGGGTGGGAGTGCGAGGGTCGGGTCATCAACCCGGACGGCACCTGCAGTCACTACCGTGTCGACCCCCTTACGGAACAGTACGTGGAAGTGGACGCACCTGTTCATTGGGCGTCCTGCCCGAGGTCTGACCACTTCCGCTCCATGCTCGCCGTAGCGCTCGACAAGATGGAGACCCGAGGCGGCGTCGTCATCAAGTCGAACGATGAGTACCACGAACTCCGTGTGTGGATGCACGACTACGGAGTTGGCGAGCGTGCATGGATCAGCCTCGACGACATCCGCTTGCTGGCGCAGATGAGCAGGGTGGAACGCTGATGGCCCAGCACAAGTTGATGACCCACCAAGACGACGGTGTGGCGTTTCTGGAATCCGTCGATGGGATCGGTGCGCTGCTCTGGGAGCCCGGCGTGGGCAAGACCGGCGCGACGCTGGCATGGATCGACCGGCTGGCCGAGCGGCAGCGCGAGGTCCGGGTGCTAGTGGTAGCACCGCTCACCGCTGCCGACACGTGGGTGCTGCAGCCCCCGGCGTTCATGGAGTCCGTGGTCAAGGCCCGGATGATGCAGGGTGCGACCGTCGCCATCCTCGACCAGATCGCCAAGGCGGCTGACTGGACGAAGGTGCCGGAGACCAAGATCAAGTCCGACCACACGAGCGGCGCGAACTTCCACAGCCGGGTGACCATCATCTCGATGAGCGCTGGCGCGGTCTCCTCGTTCTGCAAGGAGCGGACCAAGACGGTCCGGATGCTGCGTGCGATCCGCAAGTACAAGCCGCACGTCATCGTGGTGGACGAGAGCCACATCATCAAGTCCGCCACCTCGAACGTGTCCAAGGCCCTGTACCAGTTGGGGCAGTTGGCCCCACACCGGATCATCCTCACCGGCACGGTCAACCCGCTGTCCCCGCTGGACTGCTACGGGCAGTGGCGCTTCCTCGCACCGTGGACGTTCTCCGACCAGTACGGCGAGCCCTACGTCAAGGCCCCGTTGAAGATGACGCGAGCACAGCAGGCGGGTATCCGCCCGTGGCCGTGGGGCAGGTTCCAGATGCGCTACGGCACGATGGGCGGGTACAAGGGCAAGACCCTCAAAGGCGTCAACGAGTTCACCATCGGGGAACTGCACGACAGGGTGGCCGAGCGCTCGATGGTCGTGACCAAGGCCGACGCCCTCGACCTGCCGCCGGTCACCGACGTGGACGTTCACGTGACGCTGAGCCCGAAGGAGGCCAAGGCGTATCAGGAGATGGCCGAGGACTTGGCTACCGAGATGGCCTCGGGCGAGATGGTCGAAGCCGTCAACGCGCTGGCGAAGATGATGAAGTTGCGCCAGATCGCATCGGGGTTCGTCAAGAACACCGACACCGGGCAGGTCCACATCATCGGGGACTCGCTGCGCAAGGCGGTACGCGAGGTTGCCGAGGTCACGCTGGCCGGTGAGAAGCGGCTGGTCGTGTTCGCCTACTTCCGCTCCGAGTGCCAACTGCTGGCCGACACGCTGGCGAAGGACAAGAACACGAAGGTCGAACTCATCACCGGGTCGACCAAGCCGAAGGACCGGCTGGCTATCCGGCAGCGGTTCGGTGACGTTTCCGGAAACCCCCAGCGTACGATCCTCGTGGCCCAGCAGCGGACCATGAGCCTGAGCGTGAACGAACTGGTCACCGCACAGCACGCGATCTACGCGTCCCGTAGCGAGCGCCGCGACGACGACGTGCAGTCCCGTGGGCGGCTCGACCGCAACGGCCAGACCCTCCCCGTCACCTTCTGGCACGTGTTCAGTCCGGGGCTGATCGGAGAGATTATGCGAGACAGCCACATCCACAAGGGGAACTTGGAGAAGGCCCTCTTGGATCACGTCCGTCTGGTGGCCGGGAGGCGGTAGACTAGACCAGTTAGTAGACAGGTAAACGAAAGTGAAGAATCGGGCAGTCGTGGTTCACCCACGACGGAATGGAAAGAGACTAGCGATGCAGAAGTTCGACGTTCAGATTGCACTCGAAGGGGTGCGCGAGGCTCGGGGCGAATGGAGTCGAGCACAGCAGGAGTTCCAGTCCAACGTGGACAAGGTGCTTGACCGCCTGATCCACGAGGCCGCGACATGCTTCATGTCCGTGGAGGAGTTCGCCAAGGCGTCGGGGCTGAGCCCCAAGCGCGTACGCGACCTCATGCGGCGCAACAGGATGCACCCGTCCAGCAGCAAGACGCTGCTGGCGAAGCACGCAGCCGAGGCGCTGGCTACCAACTCGGAACTGCTGGGCATCGCCCCGCACGAGATGGACCTGACGAGCCCGCTGGCCTACCTGCCGATGGGCAAGGAACTCCGGCAGGAACTCACCGACAAGACGGTCAGCCGGGTGACGGAGTTGCCCGAGGACGAGCCCGTTTCCGGAAACCTTGCGTGGAGCCGGTTGGCCTATGTTATCTACGGCGCGATGCCTTGGGAGGGTGAGACCTACCAAGCCGTAGCCGAGACGATCGCTGTCGCGGTGCTGGGCGAGATGGGCTTCTGCCCGACCGACGGAAAGCCCCTGCCTTGCACCGCCTGCGGTGCCGGGCTGTGAGCGCCACTGCCGCACAACCAGACGCGAACACCCTCTACCGGGCCGCGCAGTCACTCATCCGCTCCGGCCAGCCCGTGTTCCCCTGCCGGTCGAAGGGCGAGAAGGCCAAGACCCCGATGACCAAGCACGGGCTGCACGATGCGACGCTCGACCTCGGCAAGGTCAAGAACTGGTGGCGCACCCACCGGGACGCAGCCATCGGCATCCCGACAGGCATCGTCTGGGACGTGCTGGACGTGGACGTGAAGGACGACCGGGACGGCAGGGTCCACTTGCCCTACCTGCACCGCCTCGGGCTCCTGAACGGCTGTCAGCGCGTCGCTAGGACCCCCTCTGGCGGGTGGCACCTGTACTTCAAGACGGCACCGGGGCTGACCAACAAGGCACGGGCCACCCTCGGGCTCGACGTGCGGGCCAAGGGCGGCTACGTGCTGGCACCCCCGTCCTTCGTGGATGACGGTGACCAGTCGGTCGGGGTCTACGAGGACATCGGTCCGACCGAGGGCAGTACCGAGGAGCCCCTGCTGTGGGACTTGATCCAGTCCACGCTGGAACCTGTCAACACGACGACCAACAAGCCGGTCGACCTGCTCGGGTACGAGCGGTCGTCCAGCCTCGCCAGCCTTCGCGGGTGGCTCTCGGAGCGCGCGGCGGGGGAGCGCAACAACTCCCTGCACTGGGCGGTGTGCCGGTGCATTGACAACGGCATCGACCCGAACGAGTTGGTCGAGGTCGCGCTGATGCTCGGCCTCACCGAGGACGAGGTGGACAAGACGATTGGCAGCGCCCTTCGCAGGGCGGGGCTGACCTCCAACGATCTGTCAACGGAAGCGGAGGCGCTGTTCGGTAACGGGTGACCGAGTTTCCACGACAGATAAGTGAAGGGAGGTGAAGGCTAAGTGATCCGGTTTCCGGAAACCGCGCAGATCGAATGGCAGGTTGTAGCAGATGCAGCAGAGGCAGAGGCGCGGCTCCGCAAAAGGGTTCAGCACGATACGGAAGTCGAGCGCGAGACACAGCGACTACGCGTTCGGCACGAGGCGACACTGGCGTTCCAGTCCGAGTTGGACGCGGACCAGACCCCGGTGTTGGAAATGGTGACGTTGGCGAACTACCAGTCAAACCCGGCAGCAGCACCGCTCGATCTGATCGACGGGGTGTTGAAGCAAAACGGCGTGTGCCTGATGCTCGGACCGTCCGGGTCCGGCAAGTCCACGCTCGGGCTGCAGATGTGCCACAGCCTGATGACAGGAGACGACTGGCTGGGTCAGCCGACCAAGCCGATCATGGGCAGCGTCGGCGTCATGTCATACGACATGGACGGCGCGATAGTGATGGACTGGATGGCGGGCTTCCCGAACATCGACCCATCGAAAGTAAGCGTGGTCAACGCCTACAAGCGGGGCAACCCGCTCGGGGTGCCGGTCATGCGGGAGCAGATAGCAGCAGCGTGGCGGATGATGAGCGTCGAGACCGTGATGATCGACTCGTTCAGTGCGTCGTTCTTCGGGCACGACCAGAACGACGCAGCGGCGACGCAGGCCCACTACCGGGACCTCATCAAGTTCGGGCTCACGGAGGTGGGGGCGAAGTCGCTCATCGTCATCGTCCACTCCACCGAGGGCTCACCGCACAAGGCAAGAGGATCGACGGTCCACCACGACGTGGCCGATAGCATCGTGTCCGTGGAGGGAACCGGCTCGGACGCACGAAAGATCAGGATGGTGAAGTACCGGGCGGCTCGGGGCCAGACCCAGATGAACCCCGTGGTCATCTCTGCACCGGATGATGTGACACACTTGGTCTCACTGGACTACGGCGCTATGCAACTAGCAGGGATGCAGTTGCCCGCAGGGGCGGCAGCACAGGCGTTCACGGCGATGCCGGAACCGTCTGAGGCACCAGATACCGAAAGCGAGGAGGACGACCTATGAAGGTCGACAAGGAGCGCAGCGCCTACCACGAGGCAGACGATGTGCGGGACGAGTTCAACGCGCAGGAACTCCGCCGGTTGCGGCTGATCCTGCGGCGGCTGCGGTTTCTGGAATCACAGGTCCGCAAGAACGGCGGCTTGGCGAGCGACGGCGGGGGCGGCGCGTGGACCGAGTGGGAGATAGAGGCGCTGGAATGGGTGCTGACCGAGGTCGGCTTCCTCCGGCAAGAGGCACGCAGTAATGGCTGACAACGACACCAACAGAGAAGGGTTCCACATGTCCAAGAAGAACGACAAGACCGAGGCTCCTGCACCGATGGACCCGAGCGTCCGAGAGGAGTCCGTCGGCACGCCTGCCGTCAACGCAAGCCGCCCGTGCTGGGCAGCCAAGACCCTCGTCGCTGAGGTCAACGCGCTGTTTCCAGAAACCCCGGTCGAGTACAGCAACCCCGACGGGCGCAACACCATGCTCGACGTGATGTTCGACCTCACCACGCTGGACCCGAACGACGTGTACGACCTGACCACCCTGCTGAACCTGCTCGATGACCCGGCATACAACGTCGACCCGCGCATTGACAGCGTGATCGCTGGCGGGCAGCAGCACGCGGGTCAGGTGCTCGTGGCCTTCAAGTCCAACCCTCGCACGCAGGACAGCCGCGATCCCTTCGGTCTGGCCGACGCGCTCGAAGTGCTGGCCGAGCGCGACGAGGCTGAACTCGTGATGTTCGCCCACGGTACCGAGCCGCTGGCTGTGTACGAAGGGGGCTCGCTGTGATCTGGGTACTGGTGATTCTCGCGCTTCTGGCGCTCTCGAACCTCGCCCTCGTCCGCGTCGTCTACCTGTCCCGCAGGGACGGCAAGGTGGATCACGCCAAGTGCGTCGCGCTCATCTCGTCGGTCGTCTCCAACCGGGTCGTCGCCATCGCCTTCCGCGACGCGGCCAACCGCTGGGACAGCATCGAGGAGCAGGCCGACCTGCGCCGTCTGGCCCGTGAGCAGTTCAAGGACGACGGCCCGTCCATGCCTGCGCTCTGGCTACGGGAGCAGGCAGCCAAGATCGAGGCATCGCTGTGATGACGAAGCAGAGGAGCACAGGTTTCCAGAAACGCATCAAGCCCTCCGAGTTCAAGGAGGTCGGGCTGGCGGTGGTCCACTACACCGAGAGCGGTGCGGCCTCGTGCTCGTGCGGCTGGCGGCACAACATGGCCCGGACCAAGGTGCTTGAAGATGCAATCGACCGGCACCTGACCAAGCGGCACGGCGGGAGGGGGATCAGGCTGTGATCGAGTTGATGCCTTGGTACAAGCCGGGAGAGAGCCTGCTGCGCTGCGGGGGTGAGGACGGGTGCGGTGCCCTGCTCATCGCTGGTGACGCCGAGGTCCATGCACGCTGGCACCAGAGGGTCAAGCGCATCGAGGACCGTCTGGACCGTCCGGCGGACTTCGCTCGTACGAGAGGATCGTGGGGCTGATGCTGCTCATCTGTCCTGTCAGGCCCGGTGACACCAACGAGGAACTGCGCTACGCGCTGCGCTCGTGGGAGACCAACCTCATCCTCGGTGAGCCACACACGCTGCTGGTGGTGGGGCACAGGCCGAAGTGGCTGACTCCCGACGAGTTCGTGCCCGGCAACAAGTACAAGTCCGCGCCGCTGGCTGTGTTCGACAACATCCTGCGAGCGTCCCGGTGGGTAGCGGAGGACGTAGAGGACGCGCTCTACATGAACGACGACTTCTTCTGCCTCGACCCGGTGGGAGCAGTCCTGCCAGTGCGCCGGAACTGCTCGCTGGCCGACCACATCGCCATGTTCCCCGAGAACTCGGCCCTCTGGTGGCCCCGCAGCCTCCGTCTAACGGCCTCGTGGCTGGCCGGTGAGGGTTTCCCCCACCCGGACTCCTACGAGGTCCACAGGCCCCTCCCAGCGCCTCCCAGCGCCATGTTTGAGGCACTGTCTAGGTGGGATGGGGGCATGGAGGGCTCTGTTCCCCAGTGGAGGACCGTCTACGGCACCCTCAACAAGATCGACGCGTACCCCGTGGTCGATGCGAAACTCGGGTTGAAGGCCAGCGGGGTCGGCACCCCGTGGGTGTCCACCTCGGACCAGACGTGGCGTCGGTACATGGTCAACATGCAGAGGCGTTTCCAGAAACCGTCCCGCTGGGAGAGTTAGTTCTCCGAGAGGAACGCCACGTTGGCGAGGCTGATCCACGTGGACGAGATGGACACGTTGGTCTTGACCGCCCCGGTCGCGTAGATGTTGAGCACGCCAGCGACGCCGCCACCACTGGGCGCGATCTGGTGCTTGTCGCTGCCGGGGCGGTAGCCCGCCTCCAACTCGAAGATCGTCGTGCCCGGCGTGACGGTGCCGCCGGAGATGAACCCCCGCAGGTAGGTCATCCCGTCCTTGCGCATGTACGCGGCTGTCTCCCAGCCACCACCGTAGTTGCCCCACCCGCCTTGGAACGCGGGCGCACCGGCAGAGCCAATCTCCACCCAGTCGGTGTCCGGCGGGTCGAACTTCCACGGGCTCCAATAGATCGAGCCCGGATCGTAGGGGCCACGCTCGAAGGTACGGCGATAGGCCGTGCTGTCCACCAGCCCGTAGAACACCTGCACGCCACCCAGTTCGGAGTCCGAGGAAGTGATCCCGACGTAGGGCTGCTCGACAGGCGGTGCGTTGGCTGCGCCCGCGTCTGCACCGAAGTACCCGTTGTACGTGGCGAGCAGGTCGTTGAAGTCGGTGATCCGGATGGCGTTCGCACCGATGCCGGGGCCGACCAGATCGGAGCCCTTGCGGATGACAGGGCGGCGGTCCGCGATCTGCAACTTCCTCTGCTGGTGCCCGAAGTAGTCGCCCGCGTTGGTCTCGGTGCGCCAGTTGCTGCTCTGTCCGCCGCTCACTCGCCCTCCTCCTCAACCACAGCCGCGTCGTCACGCGAGAAGGGGGACAGCGTAATCGAGACCGTCTCCTTGCCCGCCTCCTCGACCACCTTCACGGCGTCCAACTTCTGCGAGGCGACCACCGAGCGCAGCGTGCCGTTGGACCGCAGGGGGACGACCACACCGGGCACGAGGTGCTGGATCGAGATGACCGTGTCCGGGTTCAGCGTCGTGTTGTCCGGCACCCGAACGATGACGGGCGGCGGGTAGCGGTTGCTGATGGAGCGATCAGCGAAGTCCTCGAAGGACTCGATGACGGTAGCCAGCCCCTCCTGCGTGTAGGTCCCCGTCTCCTCCTCGGAGTCCGAGGCCCACGTGCTGCTCAGCATCTCGACCAGCCCGTAGGTCTCGTCGTTTCCAGAAACCAGCCGGTTCGCCTCGCCGTGGATTCCGTTGCCGTCCGAGACCGAGTACACGTTCGCCATGCTCATGCCGTACTCGCTGACGATGGGCGAGTCCCCCAAGTCGGCGTCGCGGAACTCCGGCAGGGTGCCGATTCGGTGCTTGGTTCCCCACAGCAGGATCGAGCGACCGACGGCGGCGTAGTCAAGCCCGGCGTTCGCTGCCATGTCGTCAATCTCCTCGAAGGCGGTACGGCTGTAGGCCGGGGTGGACCTGTACTGCATCGCGTCGTCGGAGCGGGAGAGCACCTGCAGGTAGGACAGGATGTTCGGGTCATCGGGGGCGAACACGTTCTGCAGGACCCGGCGAGCCCGGTCGACCACAGTGGTTCCGTGGCCGCTGCCGGTGTCGTTCATCTGCTGCTTGATGATCCGCCGGTAGGCGTAGCCCATCACGTCCTTGGCGTCGATGGTCACCTTGTCCCGCTGGTAGGTGAGCAGGGTGATCGGCCCCTCCCACACGCGGTCCTTGGAGAAACCGTTGTCCCGCCAGATGACCAGTTCGTAGGCCCACGTCTGCAGCCGGGCGAGCAGGTTCCCGCAGTCCACGTCCCAGCCGGAGATGACGACCTCGGCGGTGCTGATGTCGTCGCGCTTGCGCTCCCAGTCCAAGTGGCTGATGCTGCCCAGCACCCCGACACGCTCCACGCCACCCCGTCGGTAGACCTCGACCGTGTGCTTGCCACAGCCCAGCGTCGCCCCGTCAAGGGTGCCTGTGGGGATCGGGCGGACCTCGCCGGTAGCCCCGGCGGGGACGACCCAGAAGCGGGCGGGCTCACTGAACCCGGACTCCTCAAAGTCGGTGTCGGTGGTCTGCACCCGCCACTCGTAGTGGTTGGTCGCCTCGATGTGGAAGGAGTCCAGTCCGGTCCCGCTGGCCGTCAAGGTCAGGTCATCGAGTCGCCAGTCACCCGCATAGCCGTCGGTGATGTTGGTGTTTGCCGAGACGTAGACCAGCAGTCTCTCGCCCTCGGGGTGCCGCTTGAAGGACAGACGGTCCATGTCGGAGTTGATCGGGGTCATCTCCGAGAGACGGAACCAGCCACCGGTGTCCGGAACGCCTATCTCAGTTGGGGCGGCGGAAAAGAGGAACGCGGCGTACGGGTAGTTCATGTCGAGGCCCGAGCCATCCGGAAGGGTGGGGAAACTGTACCCAACAGTCAGGTCATCGTTGTACCAGACCATCTGGATAAGCAAGAACCCGTCCACGCCGGGCGGAATCCAGACCCACCCGTCCAGAGCGAAGGCGTTGTACTCCTCTGGAACCGTGATGGTCTGCATGGTGACGGAGGTCGAACCGTCGTTCGTGGCCCCCGCTGTGTTGCTCAGTTTCATGTAGCGGGAGCCGGAGTGCGCGTTGGCCCCGTTGAGCACGTTCGTGATGACGCTGGTCGGGTCCTCACCGTTGTAGTTGACGAACCAGTTGCCCGTGGTGCCGCCCTCGAAGTTGCCATCGGTCATCAGGTCTGCTTCGGGGATGTCGTCCTGCAGGAGGGTGAACGGCAGGTCGACGTACTCCTCGCTGCTGGCTCCGTCGAACACGGTGGCCCACTCCGGGTCACCGACCTTCCTGATCTGCACCGTCCGGAGGTACTGGTCGCGCGGGGGCTGGTACGTGTTGCGGTAGTTCCACCGCAGTTGCACGGAGTCGAGGTTTCCAGAAACCGCGATGTCGTCCTTGGGGTACACCGGCAGCGCAGGCGGGACCTGCGCCGGGATCGTGAAGCGCACCGGGTCCGACCACGGCGAGCGGTCCTGCTCGGGATAGGTGTCCTTGGCCGGTTCGAGCAGCCAGTTGGTCGCAGGGTTGATCCCCAGCGGACCGGGCTCGGTGACGACCGTTCCCTTGTTCGGGTACGGGTGGCCGTAGTCGAACGTCCGTGCCCTGATCTGCCACTCACCCGAGGGGAGAGCGCCCTTGCCCGGCTGGTGGTCCAGTGGTCCGTCAGGCCCCGCGCACACGATGGGGAACCCGAGGTTGGCGATCATCGCCTCGTGGTAGGGGGTGCCCGGCAGTCCAGCCCAGTAGCGCGAGCCCCTGATGTGCCAAGCCTCACGCCGGACAGTGACCCACTCACCAGCCCCCGAGTGGTAGAACTGCCAGTCGAACGGCATGTCTCGCCAGTCGGGGTCCGGGCTGTCCACGGTTGGCGCAGGCCGGTACTGGACGTGCAGCCCGTTCACGTCGTTGTTGTACTTCGCCGCGTCCTCCGGAGCCACCTCGTCCGGGTCAGCGGGGTTGATGAGCAACTGGACTTCGGTGCCCGGCAGGCCGAGCGAGCCGTTGACCGGGGAGACGATGGTCGGCTTCGCGGGGGTGCGGCTCGACCAGAACGACAGCGCGCGCCCGACGACGTTGATGTTGGCACCCGCGATGGGGGCATCGTTGGTCTTGCTCCACAGAGCGGAGTCGTTGATGATCGCGGAGGGGTAGAGCAGGACCCACCACTTGGTGTTCCAGAAGAACCCGCTGCTCGGGCTGGTGGGCAACTCGTACGTGTGCGTGATGGGGCCGGAGGTCGCGTACTCCGTGGACCGCCGACCGAGGTCGATCTTGTCCATCGGCAGGGCGAATATCTCCGCTGGCGTGGGGATGTAGCCCTCGGGGAACGCGCTGGCCCGGCAGATAATCATGCCGACGCCCAACTTCTTGCCGGGGTTCGCCGCGAAGTCCCCGGTGCTGAACGTCAGCGGGGCCTGCGCCATCAGGTTGTTGGGGTACGTCGTGAGGTTGAGCCCCGGACCCATGGGAACGGCGAGGCGGGTGATCGCCTCCACGTCGACTGAGCCCGGCGAGGCGAAGTGGTAGAGGCCCTTCTTCAAGCGCTTGGTGAGGGCGTCGTAACCCGCCAAGGTTCCGTCCCCGGACCAAGCCACCATCTGCGTACTCCTCTATCGTTTCTGGAAACCCTAGTCGGACTTGGCGGTGAACGCCGCAGAGAGCCGAACGTCCCCGTCGCCCTCGACCCCGGAACCCTCGGTGAACACGTCGAGCGTGACCAGCAGATTGTCGGGATCGTTGAACGCCGTCCACTCTACAGGCTTGGCGTCGGGCGAGTAGACGAGACTGTCGGTGCGGCGCACGTAGTCGCTGACGCCATCCCAGACGTACGCGGCCTTCTGCTCGCCGTCGATGATGAACTCGTCCCCGGCGGGGAGGTAGGACACGACGACGCTGAACAGCGGCCCGCACTGGTCACTGGTCAGGGAGTCGCCCGGCCACACCGAGACGCGCACCATCCGGGCGTCGGTGTCGGTGGTCAGGGTCAGCACCGGGACGACGTTCAAGGTGTGCGGCTCCGGTGCGGAGAGCCGAGCCCAGAAGCGGTCGAAGGTCATGCCCTCCGAGATGTTCCAGCCAGCCGGGTAGAACTCCGGCGCGGTCGGGCTCGCCACCAGCGCAGGGTGCAGGGGGTCGTAGATCGGCGTGTAGTCGTAGACCGGGCACGAGGTCTCCACCAGTGCCAGCGAACCGGACACGATGATGTCGCCCTCCGGGTCCAGCCCGCCGAGGTCGGTCAGCAGGGTGACGGGCTCGCCGTACTCGAACGGGTCGTCACAGGTCAGCGTGAACGTAGCCAGCCACGTGACCGAGCACTCGACCGACCGCTTGCGGGTGACGGAGGTCCCTCGGGTCAGGCGTACCTGCCTGCGGTGCGCTACGGGGGCGTCAGCGGCCTTGTAGCGCATGTACCGAAGGTCGGAGCCCGAGCAGGCGTTGCGGCCCGCAGAGGCCCGCAGGATGCGATCCAGCCACCGCTTGCCGTACTCCGCCCCCCGGTCCGTACTGGCGACGAGGGCGACAGAGGCCACGATGGGCAGGGTGGCGTTGCGCTGCTGGCCGGAGCGCCCGCCGTCGGTGACGTACTCGGTGGTCGACGCCTCGGTGGTGGAGTCGTCCAGTCCGGGGAACCCGAGCGGGACGATCCCGGCGAACTCCATGCTGGCCGGGTGGGACGCGTCGTACCAAGGCGCTTCGGTGATCGCGTCGTAGTCGACACCGCCCCGTGCGTCCTCGATCCACTGCACGGTGCCGGGGGTGATCCACACGGAGTCGATGCCGAGCGCTCCCGCCAACTGCGCGGTGCGGGAGAGGTTGACAATCTCCGTGCCGTTGAACTCGATCCAGCCGTCGTATGCCATGTCAGGGGAGCCTTCCCACTACTTCGTTCAGCACCTCGTTGGCGACGGCCATCGGGTCCTCGGTCGGGGTGTTGACCACGAGGTCGCGGAACATAGGCCCGCGCTCGTTTCCAGAAACCCCCGGACCACCCGCCGGAGGAGGTCCGCCGCCGGGGTTGATGGAGATGAACCGGGCCAGCGCCTCGCTGGCGTTTCCGACCTTGACGTGCTGGTCCTGCAGGCCGAGCACAGCGCCGTCGCCCACGTCTCCCATCATGGCCCGCAGGACACGGGACGGGGACGCGATGCCGAGGGCTCGCTTGATCTGTGCGGCGATGCTGACACCGAGGTTGTAGGCAGCCGCGTCGAGGTGGGCCGACAGGCTGGTGAGGCCGTCCACGAGACCCTGCGCAGCGTCCACACCGGCCTGATACATCCGGCTGCTGGTCTCGTCCCCGAGGGTGTCCGCGATGCTGTTGATCTGGCCGACCAGCGAGTTCACGTTCTGGATGGAGCCGTTGCCGCCGCTGAGCAGTGCCTCCGCGAACGTCGAGCCCTGCTCGACCCCGGCGTCCACGATCTGCTTGTACGCGTCGTTGGACAACCCCTGAGCCAGCAGCAGTTTGAGGTTGGTCTGGAACGCCTTGATCTTGTCGAGCCGGGTCTGCAGGTTCGACGTGATGTCGGTGGCCGTGAGCGCCTGCTCCACCCCCGCGATGCTCTGCGCCTGAGCGGAGAGCAGGGAGCCGAACGACTTGATCGACTCGGCCACCTGATTGCGGTAGTCGTCGCGCATGGCGATGGCGTCCTGCAACTTGCTGTTCGCATCCGACAGCATGTCGGCCAGCCGTTCGCGCGCCTCTGCGAACTCCGCCAGCGTGACGTTGGTCGTGGCGAGTCCGGCCAGCATCCGCTGGACGTTGGACTCCTTGATGACCCGCTGCGTGTTGAGGATCTGTGCGGCCCTGTTGAGCCGGGTCTGGTTGGCGAGCGCGGCCTTCAAGTCCCGCTGCGCCGCCTTCACCTTCGCCAGCGCCACCTTGGCAGCCTTCTTGCTGGTCGCGTTGGCGAGACTCGACGCGGCGCTGTTGAGGGCAGAGCGGGCGGTGTTGACGGACTCCGCCCCGCCGGTCGTGAGGTTGCCCATCAGGGTGTTGAGCGAGTCCTGCACGTTGCTGCCACCGGAAGCCCTCGCGGCGTCCTGCGCACCCTTGGCCGCTGCCTTGTTCAGCGTGAGCATCGCGTTCTTGATCTGCGACGAGACCGACGGCCCCTGCTTGATGAGCGAGTTGGCCCACTTCTTCCACGGGTTGCGCCACTGCTTCTTCGGCTTGTACCCACCACGGTCAATCGACGTTGCGTTGAGCGCGTCCAGCCCGAGCGACTGCAACTTGGGCATCGTGAACTTCGGCATCTCCGGCATCTGGAACGACTGCGAACCGAGACCCGACGCGGCGAGCAGGGAGTTCCCGATGGAGAACGCCGCCGCACCGACGCGCTGAGCGGTCCGCTCGGCGGAGTCACCGACCACGCCGAAGGCCGCTGAGAGAACCTGCAGCGGACCCATGGCAATCGACAGAGCCTTGGGGAGCGCCCACCCGATCACGCTGACCAGCGGCCCGAGCAACTGGGTGATGATGTTGATGATGGTGGCGAGGTGGCCCAACCCGTCCCCGACGCCCTTGATGACCCCGGAGTTGTAGAGCGAGATGAACGCGTTGCCTATCGCCTCGATGACGGCCCACAGTTGGGAGCCGAACTGGATGGCGTCGTTGAACCACCGCTGCAGCGAACCGTCGGCCTGCGCCCTCGTGATGGCGTCGGTGAAACTCTGGAACTTCCGGGACATGGCGTCAAAGACCGTGTTGCCTGCGGTCATCGCCTCCGGCGAGAACAACAACTTGCCGATGAACTCACCGAAGTCCCTGACGAAGCCCCACAGGGACTTCAACGACAGGACCGCACGGTCAACGAACGTGGTGATGGCGTTCTGCCCCTGCGCCGAGGTGGCCCAGTTGGAGAAGCGCTCCCCGACCTGCGCGAGGTAGCCCGCGAACTGGTTGATGTACGGCATGAGCGCGGAGAACACACCCATCAGGCCGTTGAGGAAGCCACCGAGCGCCGTTGCCAGCCGGGTGACGATGCTGGGGAGGTAGACGGCGAGCGACTGCGAGAACATCTGGAAGCCCGGCCCCGACAGCGAGGCGGTGATGATGTTGCCTGCCTCAGCGAACGCCTTGCCCATGACCTGCGCCACCGGCACCGCCTGCATCAGCGCCTTCTGCAGGTTCATCGACCACGTGTCGAAGGCAGGAACCATGTCCTCCAACATGATCTGCCCGAGGCCGACCATCTCCTCCTTCAACGGCCTGAACGCGGAGTCGAGGAGTTCCTTCTGCGCGTCGGTCATCGACATGAACGCGTTGGTCAGCAGGCCCCCGGCGATGACCACGGTCCCGATGATCCCAGCGAGCCCGATGAGGCTGGCAACGAGAGCGCCCGCGATGGTGGCGGCAAGCGCTGTGACGAGGCCGAGCAGTGCGCCAACCACGGAGGCCATCATCGCAAGAGCGACGACGACGATCCCGATGGCAGCGGCAGCCGCCGGACCGGACTTCGCCAGCCCCGCCATGAACCCGGCCCCGCCGCTGCCCATGCCAGCGAAGCCGCCCATCACCTTCTGCAGGAAGGACGCGTTGCTCGCAACCGAGGAGAACCCCGTGGTGAACGTCCCGAACATCTTGCCTGCGCCCTTGGTGACCTTGTCCATGATGCCGACCATGCCGCCGAGGGTCCTGCCGAAGATGTTGAGGAAGTTGTTACGCGAGTGCGCACCGAACAACCGACCGATCCTGTCGGACAGGTCGCGTTCCTGACGGCCCCCGAGACCGCCCCCTCGGTTTCCAGAAACCCCGCCCCTGCCGATCAGGCCCTCGGCCTCCATGACCTTGCGGAGTTGACGCTCCAACCGGGTCGCAGAGTTCTCGGCGGTGCGCAGGGCGTGGGCCATCACGTCCAACTTGGCGGTGCTGGTCCGCTTGTTCAGCGCCTCGTCCAGCCGCTCCGACATCCGAGCCACAACTTCATCGGCGTCTCCGAGACGGGTACGAAGGGACTGCACCATGGCACTGCCCAACCGCTCACCCGATTCGGTCCCGGCCTTGTCCATGTCCGGACCCATCCGCGCAGCGAGTTGCCTGCCGAACTTGTTGCGGAGGCGGGAGATGAATCCCTCGGAGAAGTGATCCCCGTACCGCTTGCCGTGCCGTTCACCGGCCTTCTCGACTCCCGGCCCGGCCTCGTCAACCGAGTCGACAATCTCCTCGTTGATGCCATCGCCGTCAACGCTGAGGGCGACGTGGGCATTGGCGACTCGTGTACCGCGCCTCATCAACTACCCCTTCGCCATCATGCTCATAAACGACTCCGACTCCATGTCTACGGCTGCCTCGCTGGTCGAGTCCTGCCAAGGCAGGAGGTCACCTAGGTCGGACAGCCACTCATCGAGTTTATCGTGCTCGACCCTCTCGATGGCCCAAGAGTAGACCAAGTTGGCGAAACGGTGGGGACGCTGGCGTATCAGGTTGATCTGGTAGTACGCCGCGTCTAGTTCGGCCCACCGCTCGGCTGCGATGGAGCAGAGCCGGACGGCGACTGGGTAGGGCGGGCGAACCACTCCTCGGTCAGGTGCTCGAAGATCTGCTCCACCATCGGCATCTTCAAGCGGCGCTTGGGATCGCGGTCGAGCAGCCGACCTTCGAGGTAGTCCTGATCCTCGTCACGCAGCGAGGACAGCATGATGTTGATGATCGCAGCGAACCGCTGGTCCTGCGACTGACCGCGACCCAGTGCCGCGAGCATGAACGCCAGTTGGCCGTCGGTGGGCATGTAGGCCCGGAGCACCCGGTCGTCCACCTTGAACTCGACGTACGGGTCCTCATCGACCTCCGCCTCGGCTTCCTCCCGCGACTTGCCCTGCTCGACCAGCGCGACGATCTTCGCCTCGCGCTCGTCGTCCGCGACGACTTCCTCGACCGCTGTGATGAACTCCTTCACGGGAGTCTCCTTCTCTAGTGGGAACCCTAACGTGTCGTACGGTACCACGGTTTCCAGAAACCACGATCAGGCGATGGCGCTTCTGTTCTTGTGGTTCGTCGTGACGCCCTTGCGCTGGATGGAGAAGAACCAGTAGGGCACGCCGTCGGACATCCCGTGCCGCAGGTCGAGAATCCTCGCTCCGGGGAACTGACCCCGGATCGCCTCGATGAGAGTCCGCTCCTCGGACCGCAGCGCTGCCATCCGCTGCAAGTGCGCGGCCTCAGCCCTCGTCACCTTGCGGGTTGCCTTCGCCGCCGGAGCCTGCTTGGGCTTCGCCGTCGACTTGGCCTTGGCAGCGGGCTTGGGCTTGACAGCCGCCTTCTTCTTGGCTCGCTGCTTGTCCACCATCGCCTGCTCGACGTACTTGGCGTGCGCCCTGCTGCCCACGCCGCCGCCACGGCCCAGACCTCCGCCCTTGTCCCACACCTCGTCGCGCCACGAGCGCCACTCCGCCAAGGACGCCCTGAACCCTGCGTCAGCCGGGGTGTTGCCGAGGAAGTCGAGCATCCCCGTCGGCATGGAGTTCAGCACGCCGCTGATCGTCGGGTCACCGGGAACTTGGAACGAGCGCAGTCGCATGGACTGGAAGGCGCGCTTCAAGCCCTTGTCGAAGAAGAACTGCCCCCTCTGACCCCGGATCATCACGGGTGAGACCTTGCGCGTACCGATGCCGCCGGGACGCCACGTCGCCTCGTACAGGCTCGCGCTGCCCCGCTGCCACGGCGGGAGCACCTTGGCCTCGTAGGGTCCGTTGCCCGCGTAGACACCCGTGCCCTGATCCACGTAGTAGGCGTGCGGAGCGGTGGAGCCGACGGCACCGTAGACGCGCTGCTTGTCCCGTCCGTTGCCCCAGAAGCGGGGCCGGGCGCTGACGATGGTGGCCTTCAACGGCTTGCCGTAGTGATCCCACCGGGGACGCTTGTTGGTCGGTGCCTCCGCAATCGTGGCGGAGCGGATTCGACCCGTGAACCGATTGGCCCAGTTGTGGACCTGCCCACCCGGCATGAACAGCACCTCGGCGTTGGCCTCGACCGTGATGTTCGCGCCGCGATTTCGTATCCGACGGACGACGGGCACGGGGCTACACCTCCACGTCGAAGGTCCAGACGCCGCCGTACTCAGGACCCAGTGGCCCGGAGGGGGTCCACGTGCCGGAGTCGATGGAGTCCCAGACCTCGCACGCCATGGCAGCGCAGTAGATCGCCCGCATGTCGCTCATCGCCTGCAGGGCAGCGACGAGTACGTCCTGCGCGGTGGGTGCCGCTCCCTCCTCGGGGATGTCGAGGCAGCGCAGCACGCCGACTTCGAGGGTCAGTCTCATCACGGCCCCGCAGTCGCCGTCATCGAACGACGGAGCCTTGTACTGAGGCGCAGCGCCCATCACCCGGACCCACGCCTGCGAGCACATGGCCGCGTCGTCAGGGCATTCGTCCTCGGGGTCGGGGTCGAAGGGAACGTAGGTCTCACCGATGGTCAGGCCGTACGAGCAGATGTCGGCCAGCGCCTCACCGATGCAGCCGGTGAACCCGACCAGTGCCTCGTGCAACTTGTCGTCGGCTGTCTCGTCCGAGGAGAGGTTTCCAGAAACCGGGGTCTCGCTCATCGGGACTCACCGTTCCCCAGCCAGCGGCTCCATGTGACGATGACGAACAGGATGAAGATTCGGGACACGAACACCAGTGAAATACCGATCACGTTGTCCGGTTGCTCGGAGGGGCTGACGTTCAGCATCTCGATCTGCCGCGACAGGAGGTACTGGGCGACGGCACCCGTAGCGAGGTTGATGCACAGGGACGCAGCCAGCATCACCGACAGCACGGTCATCCCGCGCAGGGTTCCGATGACCCGCCAGACCAGCCCCATGAAGCAGACCACGGACACGACCGAGGAGACCTCACGTAGCGTCGGTCCGGTGAGGAGTGTCGCACCGATCATCACGACAGCGGCGAGCAGGACGGCGATGTCGTCTACACGCCTTCTCATTCGCAGTCCAGTGCGGGGTAGGTGTTCTCGCGCTTGGTCATGTCGGCGCTCTTGTACTCCGCCGCGAGTTCCTTCTTGGCGATGCCGAAGTCAGTCAGCGCCTCACCGAACCGCCTGCGACGCTCCTCGTCCGAGAGCGGTGGCTGGTCCTTGAACGCCCCGAGGGCGACAAGCAGGACATCGTCAACCGCGTCGTCCCGCGTCCGCTCCTTGTTCTGCAACTTGGTTCCGGCGAAGGACCGGGCGTCGAGGGTCTGGGTGACCTCCTCACCCCACTTGGCGTAGCAGGTCGCCCTCTCCTCCGACGCCTTCTGGAACAACGTCTGCTGGACGCCGAGCCCGAGCAGGAGGAGGGACACGATGACCACGAGCGCGGCGAGGGACTGGTTGCGAGAGAACGACTGCGGCTTCTTCGCGGCCTTGGACTCCGGCATTGTTTCTCCTAGTTCCTTGGACTTGATCTGCTTACCCTCCCACAGGGTGAACGGCAGCCACGTCAATACCCCGAGCAGGAACACCCCGAGGTGACTGAGTACAGGCTCCGTGAGGTCCATCCTACCGATCTTCCCGGTTGCGCTTGATGAGGTGGTCGACACCAGCGTACGCCCCGAGCAGCCCGCCGAGAACGTACGTCGTTCCCAGTCCCTCCGGACCGACAATAGTGATGTTCCAGACAAGTAGCCCAAGCAGGACAAGCACGACGACGATGGTCAGCCAGATCGGCAGTCCACCGATCCCGAGCCCCGACCTGCGTTCAGGGGACTCCTGCTCCTGCTCCTGCTCCGAGTCATTCTCCATGTGCTCAGCCTAGGCCGAACCGATGACACGGCGGGCCGGAACCGCGTTAGTCCTCCGAGGAGTCTGGCTGCGAGGGTCGAACACGGTGGCTGCCTTGGTCGGCGCTCCGGCGGGAGCCCACTTCAAGATGTACTGGTCCACGATGTCGATTCCGGTCAGGCCGCTCGGGAACAGCCCGGCCTCGATGGAGAACGAGACGCCGTTGCGAACCACCGAAGTGACACCGCGAGGCAGCGAGCACTTCCCCTTGGGAGCACACGCCTTGGCGAACTCCATGGCAAGGTAGGCCACCGCCAACCGCCCGTCGGCCAGCACCGGGTAGGACCGGCTGTAGGTGATGGACCACGTGCCCGGCTCGTCATCGGACCTGTTGAGGTCTTGGGTCGCCGGGAGCGGGCTCGGACCGTCGCCCTGCCACACCAGCAGGTAGCCGTTGTCGAGACGCCAGTCGTCGGTGTGAACGTCGACCTCCACACCGTCGATCTTCACCGAGTCGATGTACCCGACAGGGCCGGGGATGGCGAACTCGCTGACCGGCGCGCACCGGGACTGGTGGGAGCAGTTGTTGCGCCACAAGCCGTCCGTGCCCACGTGTGGGTTCCAAGCACACGGGCACGGACGGCCTGCGGGACAGGGACGGATGGTGATGGGGCAGGCCCCCACCCTGTAGTAGGTGAGCATCTGCAACGAGGACGTTGCGAGCATGAGCGCCCGCTCCTTGGCCTCCTCGGTGAGTACCCCCCACGCATCACCGAGACACGCCGGGTCAGGCTCCCAGACACACGTCATCACGTACCACCTTCCGTCATGCACACTTTAGCAGTGACCCGGTTTCTGGAAACCCGGTCAGCGCTGGTCAGCGTGCGTGTCGTCCACTCCGGAGCCGTAGATGATCGGCTCGGTGTAGGTGTCCTCGTCGTCGGGCTCGTCGTCCAGATATTCGACACCCTCCGCCTCGTTATCACCGTCGTGGAAGTCCTCCTCATGGAGCACCACGCCGTCCGGGTCCGTGTTGGCGACGTTGGACGCAGCGTAGAAGGCCGCGAGCAGGGCTCCGGCGAACTTCACCCAGTCGCCGTCGGCGGCGAGCCAGATACCACCCACGACGACGGCCAGCAGGATCAGGCCGTGGATCAGCCGACGCACGCGGGGGCTGGCCCAGTCACGCAGCAGCGAGTCGATCAGGTGGAGGGGGTTGAGGCTGTTCATGTCGTGCTCCTTCTCGGTTTCTGGAAACTGCCGGTTACCACGTGGCGTCGAACTTGACGTTGCGCCAAGCCCGGTGGAGACGGGCCGTGGCAGCCAGCCTCCGAGCCCTGCCCTTGACACCGCTGCCGTAGATCGCAGCGACCTTCACCTTGGCCTTGTGGGCGTTGATGACGGTCTCCTTGGGGAAGCGCAGGGTGGCGAGCCGCTTGACCACAGCCGGGTGGCCGGTCTCCTCGGCAGCCGCGCGGAGCCGCTGGAACCACCGGGGATCGCTGGCCCATGCCGGACCCTTCGGCTCCATGGCGATGTAGACGTTGTTGCGGTCCGCCCACCGCAGGCCCTCGCGCAGCGTCATGGGTGCCTGACCGTGCTTGTCACGCCACCGCTTGATCCCGGCAGCGCCCCACAGGTCAAGGCTCCTCTGGCGCTCTGCGGCGGTCATGGGGACCACCTTGCCCTTGTTCGGCCCGGAGGTCGCCACGACGTGGTTGTAGCCGTTCTGCGCGGCGTTGAAGCCGTGCATGAACCAGATGTCTCCGGCCCCCGGCACGAGGTTGCCGTCCAGCGCCTCGCCAGCCTTGACCTTGTTCCACGCGCTCAGCCGGTCCCCGACCTTCGGGTCCCAGTGGTGCTGCTTCGGGGGCTTGGCGAAGATGGGCGAGTCCACGTTGAGCAGTCTGCCGTTCCAGCGCAGTGTCGGCTTGGCCGTGGGCGGGGAGGGCTTGGGTGCGGGCGGGACCGGCGCGGGGTGGTAGAGACGGGTGCGCTCAGCGGCGACGGCCTTGCGGAACTTGCCCACGTCGAGAACCTTGTGCCCCCGGAAGGGGATGCCCCTCGGGTCACCGATGTCCCACTTGCCGGTGACCGAGGTCTGGTAGTGGCACGAGATGGTGGCGACGCTGGTCCCCTTGCCCCCGGCTGTGACCTTCTCGGTCAGCACGGCGTTGAGGATGGCCCCGGCCTTCATCATCACGGCGGGGATCACCTCGCTGCCCGACAGCATCCACTCGATCCCGACGTACAGCGTGTTGCCGTCGCCCGCTGACACCGAGCCGGACGACTTCGCCTTGCCCGCGTGGTTGGCCCGGCCAGCGGCACCGAGATAGACCCGTCCGGATCGACCCAGCCCGATCTGGACGAGCGGGGCCGGGAGGTCCCGGCGTCCGATCTGGAACATCCACTTGGCGTAGGCGAGTTCGCGGGCGAGGCTCCATCCCTTGGCGCTGGTCCCGATGTGGTGGTTGAGCACGCCCACAGGCGCGAAGGAACCGGGACGGCCCCGCAAGCGCCAGCCCTTCACCACGACGACATCGAGGCCCGCTGCCCTCAGCAGGGCGGGGAGGTCACTTCGCACTTTCGCCATCGTCTATCTCCTGTTTCTGGAAACCCGTTGTGACACAGAGTACAGCAGTTCACAGACCCCCGAGCAGGGCGCGGTTCAGTTCTTTGATGTCCACCGCCCGCAAGGATGAGTAGAACGTGAGGTCTTGAATCTTGGCTGCTGGTGTGTACTCGCTGGTGGCGAGGTAGCGCCCGACCGTGATGTCCTGCCCGGAGTGGTAAGAGAACCCAGCGGACTTGGTGCCCTTCGAGACCTGCGTACCGTCAAGGTACAGGTGCAACGTGGTCGGTGTGACCCGCCCGCAGACGAGGTACCGCTGGTTGGCAACCGTCGCAGGCGAGAGCCCGGTTGATCGTGTCCCTGCGCCACCGTCCTTGCACACGAGGTTCAACTTGTTCGCAGCGTCCCGCTGCACGTACCACGGAGAGTTGCTGGTCGGGTAGCGGTTGAGCAGGCTCTCGTCGTTCTCGACATTCGCGGTCGGCGTCCAGATGAACGAGAACGCGAACTCAGACCAGTCCATCCACGCGCCGTACGGAATCGTCGCGTACTGCGCGGTGTCGTTGGCAAGGAGCATTGAGCCGTCGGAGAGATGCCCCGGCAGCATCCCCGCCGAGTTGAGGGTGGCTCCGGTGTAGGTGCCGTGCCGGTTGTTGCCCGAGTCGTCCGTCATGGTGGTGCCCGAGGTCTCGTTCATTTTGTAGTGAGCCAGCGGGCCGAGCGAAGCAATCTTGGCGCGAAACGCCGAGAGGCTGAGAGTCGGGGGGTTCAACTGCAGTCCACCGCTGGGGTTCGCCGCCGACCACGCATCAAGTGCCGACACTTCGCCAGCGGTGAGTGATCGACTGACGAAGATGAACGAACTGAGCCTGCCGCCGAAGTTCATGGCTGTCCCGGTGGTGCTCCGCCCCAGTAGTGGGATCGCGGGCCACCAGAGTTGACCACCCGCGACACCGGGGGGCGTCGCTGCATCCACAGCCCCGTTGAACCGGGCTCCGTGAGTGGTAGCGGCTGCCCACGCGCTGTACCGCTGCCAAGCCGCGACGTTCTGGGTAGGAACCCAAGAGAAGCGGTTGAACCGGCCAAGACTCTCGTACACCGAGGCACCATAGGGATAGTGGGCCTGCTCGCCACCACCGTCATAGCCAAAGTTCCACAGCGATGTCTGGGTTACATCAGATCGGACGGTTGCCCACGCCTCACCGCTTGTCATTCCCGAGAGCAGGTCGTTGGGAAACAGCGTGAAGTAGCCGCCCTGCGCCCCGGCGATCAGGGACTGGAACTCAATGGACGGCCCGCCGCTCGGACCCCCCGCCGTTCTGAACAGGGGCTTGGCCCCGCCCGACCCGGCCACGCCAACCGCGTCGTTGCCGTGGCCCGACAGATCGTGCAGCGTGGTGATCTGTGCGCCGTTGGCGTAGTACGCCGCCTCAGCATCAGCGGAGTACCAAGCGAGGAGCGCATCACCGAGGATGCTGATGGGGTCAGCCGGAGGACCCGCGACGAAATGCGAGGCGATGGCCGCGATGCTCATGCAGCCAGCCTACCCATCGCCAGCCACGTGTCGGTGGCGATCTTCAACAGTGCGAAGGTGCCGTACTGGGCAGCCACCTTCAAGCCGGGCGAGGCGTTGATCGTGACGCCCGCGCCCGGTGTCAGGGTGACCTGTCCGGCACCCATCTGCGCGCCCTCGATGAGGGTACCGACGGGGTAGGCGATGGAGGAGTTCGGCGGGATCGTCAGGGTCGATGCAGCCGCGTTCGTCATGGTGATGAACTTGCCGAGCGCGTCACTCAGCACGATGGTGTAGGAGGTCCCGGTCTGGGCGTTGAGAACCTTGCCCCCGGTCGCGGTCAGGGTGATCGTGTTGCCGGGGTCGCTGACGGTGATGTCCATGCCAGCGCCGATGGCAAGCGCCGCCTCCATCGTGTCCCGAACGACCTCGGGGTCCGTCGTGCCGGTGGCCGCGATGGAGATGGTGTTGCCCGCGTCATCCACGGTGATCGTGACGTTCGCTCCGGCCACCAGCGCGGTTGCCATCGTGTCCCGCACGACCTCGGCGTCCGTCGTGTTGGTGTCGGTGGCCGCGATGGTGATGATGTCGGCACCGTCGTTGGGGGTGATGGTGATGTTGGCCCCGGCGACGAGAGCAGCCGCCACGGCGTCCCGTATGGCCTCTGGGCTACCCCCGGAGGCAGCCGCAGTGTCGATGTACTCCTTCAACTGCAGGTGCCACAGGTCCGGGGCCTTCTGGCCCAACTCGGGGTAGTCGACCATGGTTTCCAGAAACCTCTCTGCTACTAGGACGAGGCCCCCTCCGGCTCATCACCGAAGGGGGCCAACGTCAGGGCTGTGGCCTTACGCCGAGGCGAGGGCCGTCGCACCGCAGGACGCGGCAGGCGGGTCCAGCGTCACGAGGATGTTGCGGTAGTGCGTGTTCTCACCGAGCGGCGTGGTGAGCGGCGAGGGGGCGGAGAGTTCGTCGCGGTCCACGTCGAACGGGCCGACGCCCCAGCCGTTGCCGTCGCGGGTCTGCGCACCGGAGATGGTGAACTGCACCGCGCCGTTCTCGAACGAGAAGCCACCGAGGCGACCACCCTTCAAGAACGGGAACACGGTGTAGCCCCACGGGCGGTTGCCCGAGGGGTCGCAGGCCGACCCGGCGATGCGCGACCAGACCTCGACGGCGAAGCCGAAGGAGTCGAGGTCGATGTCGGTGGTCGCGTCGAAGCCGACCACCTCGTCGGCGGCGTTCATCACGACCGGCTGGCCGGTGAGCAGCGAGATGAGGTCAGGGTCCACGCCGCACAGCGCGAGGTCGGCGGTGTAGCCGATGATCTGCGTGAAGGCGTCATCCACGATGCACAGTTCGTCTCCGAAGTTGCGCTCGCGGATGTTGGTCCCGTCGTCGGTCACCTCGTCGATGGTGACGGTCGAGACCCGCTTGGACACGACCACGGCGCTTGCGCCGGGGTCCGGGTTGCCGCAGGCGTCGAGGCGAGTCACGCGGATGACGCTTCCCCGGACCTGCGCGTAGCACTTGGTGGTCATGCTCACTCCTCCTCGGAGTCGTTCTTCGCGGCCCGGTTGCCGGAAGTCTTGGTGGTTGTGGTGCGCTTCTTCGCCTTCGCCTTCGGCTTGGACTCAGGCTTGGGCTCGGGTTCCTCTGACACGCCCTCATCGTAGAGCACGTCAGCGAGTTTGTCCGAGATGTAGAAGCCACCCTGCACGGCGACAACCTCGCGGGAGTCGTCCAGCCCGTGCTCCTGCGCGGTGCCGAGGAGGATGGTTGCGGTGTCCCGGCGGTTGTCGCCGTTGGGCACGAAGGCGGTCATCCCGCGACGGCTGCTCATGCCCACACCGTCGCAGACACCTTGGCGAGCAGGCAGTCGATGCCGACCCGGTACATCCGCTCAGCGAGCGAGAGGGCCGTGTTGTGGGCCAGCCCGTTCTCACCGGAGCCGACGCCCGACCCGTCGCCGGGGAGGACGTAGGTGTTGACGTTGACCATCTCGGACCGCTCGACGTAGACCTCGCCGGTCACGAACAGGTCCATGGTGCCGCTCTGCGCGCCATCGGCGTCGTCGTAGCCGCCACCCGCCGCGACCTTGGACCCGGCCTTGGTGAAGAACTTGCCGTCACGCTCGACCAGCGCACCCTGACCGAAGGCCATGGTGACGACCGCTCGCGGCACGTGGAGGGTCGGCACGCCCACGTAGTGCGCGGCGGCGTAGCCCTCCAAGATGCCGAGGGCCGACAGGAGCGTGGGGGCGGTACCGAGGTCGACCGGCTCGTCCCACTGGACGGCGGCGTCGGAGTCGGTGGCGACGAAGCGGTTGAGGAGGAGCGCCTGCTCGACACCCTTGCCCTCGCTGAGCCGGAACACCCGAGCCACCTCGGAGTTCTGGTCGTTCTGGTCGAGGCCCACCGCGTTGCACTGGACGCCGCCGTAGACGGCGAACTGGAAGCCGGGGACCCAGCCGACGGTCGAGAAGGTCTTGGTGCCCTCGATCATCGGCTCCGGGCAGATCGGCGTCGGCACGAGGGTGTCGAGGCAGTTGTAGGAGGGCCACAGACCCTCGTTGTTGCGGAGACCGAAGTCGGACTTCTCCACAACGGTCGCGTGGTCCAGCACCGACGACGTGAGGGCGTCGGGTGTGGGGCGGTTCACCTCCGCACCCCTGATGATCGTGACGGTCATGTCTCTCCTCCTCGTTTCGGCTAGAGCGCTCTAGTTCCGGAAGGGGCTGGGTTTCCAGAAACCCAGCCCCGCCGGAATCAGAACGATCCGTTTGCCACCGAGTCACCGAGGCCGTTCAGGGTGAGAGCACCCTGCTCGCCAGCGGTGTTGACCGGGATGGTGAGCCGGGTCACGCCGTAGCCCGCCGGGGCCACGAGGATTCCCTGCTCGAAGAACACGCCGGTGTACTCGTTCACCGACAGGCTGGCCGCGTCGTAGACGGCGGACAGGTTCACCACGTCCTCGACGGCCTTGACGACCGCGCCGGAGGGCTTCATCAGCGCCGGGAACTCGCCGGGCAGAACCGCGTTCGGCCCGTCCAGTTCCTCGAAGTCCGCCACGTACTCGACCGAGAGGTTCCGGTCGGTGAAGTGGCGAGCGATGTCACCGTCGGACACGGAGTCCTTGGCGACGCCGTTGCGACGGCTGATGTCCGCACGGAACACCTCCTCGACCCACTCCGGCAGCGTGACCTCGATGACGGCGCGCCGTCCGAGGTTCCACTTCCGGCGCTCCTTGACGGCCACGATGCACATGGCCTCCAAGGCGTCGGTGAACGACGGGCCGTAGCCCGCGAACCCGGCGTCGACGGCCAGCGCGTTCAGGTCGTTGATGAGGCGAGCGTTGACCTTGTGCGCGTAGAGCACGTTGGCGAAGCGGAGCGCGTCCGTGATGAGTTCCGGGTACGCCTTCTGCGTGAGCAGAGGGATCTTGTAGCAGTACCCGATGGCGTCGAGGCGGTAGTCCTCGAAGTCCGGGCAGACGATGGTCTCGCACGTCTTGACCGTGCTCGCCTCCGCCTGCGCCTCGGTCTGGACGAACCCGAAGTCGGTCAGCGCGGTGTCCTGCGAGGAGCGCGCCGGGCCGGTGGTGATGTTGATGCCACCACGCGGGGCGTTGACCTCGGGCAGGGTGAGCAGCCCGTCCACCACGTAGTCCGCGATGTAGGAGTACACGTTTTCCGACGGTGCGCACCAGCCAGCAGCCGTGAGCGCGTCCTCCGCGCCCCCGCCCATGCGGGCCTTGATCGCGGCCCGGACGACGGAGTAGTCGTCGCTCGACTTCGACGCCGTGACGGTGGCGTCGAACGGGATGCCGAACGAGGCGACCCCGAACTTGTTGAGGACGGGCTGGCCCCCGGACTGGCTGGCGACCGAGCGGGCCGACTGCGCGTTGAAGGGCGAGAAGCCCTTCACCCGGTTGAGCAGCGCCTTGGTGACCTGCTCCATGCCGTCGAGCGACTGCCCGGTGGCGAAGCCCTGCACGTCGGCGGCTGCCGTGATGGTGACCTGCGGGGTGGACGCGACCGCCGGGCGCTTGGCCTTGCGACCCACCCGACGGGCGGCGCTCGGCTTGACGCGCTGGCTCTTGGTGTGGTCCACGCCAGAGGCGGTGGTCACGGCGTCGGCGTCAGCGTCGGCCTCCTCGGAGTCAGCGTCCTCGGCCTCGTCAGCGTCGGCCTCGTCAGCGTCAGCCTCGTCGGCGTCCTCGGCGTCCTCGTCGTCCTCGTCGGCGTCGGCGTCCTCGGACGACTCCACGCCGTCGTTGACACCGAAGGACTCGCGGGCGGCGGAGAAGCGGTCGGCGGCGTCCTTGACGGCGGCAGCGCGGGTGGCCTGCTCGCCCTCGATGGCCTTGACGGAGGCGACCAGCGCCTCCGCCGTGTCGACCTCCGCGATGGAGGGCTCCTTGATGGCGAACAGGGTCGTGGCCTCGTCCCGCTGCTCGGTGAGCGCGGCGGTGAGCGCGTCGTTGTCCATGTCAGCGAAGGCGCTGGTGCGCTCCTCGTCCGTCATGGCGGAGAAGTTGATCTTCATGGCCGGTGTCCCTTCTAGACCTTGGCTCTGGACTGGGTTGACAAGTTCAGGGTGTTGCAGAGGTCGAGGGCACCTAGGCTCCTACGCGGCTGACCGTAGCACACGTTTCTGGAAACGCGCTAGGGATCGGCACGGATTGCTAGATGATCCGCTCGATCCGCATACGGCTGCCGAGCAGGACCGAGGTCTGCACGGCGGTGGCGGTGTTCTGCGCCCACTGGAACGTCACGTCGCCGGGAGTGGCCCCGATGGTGACGCTCGCCCGGAGGTGGACCTCGGTGGTGGCGGACGGAGAGACGCCGACACCCTTGACCCCTCCGAACGCCGAGCCGGGGGGCCACGGCGCAACGTCGATGCTGCCGGACGTGCCTGTCAGCGCGAGGTCGGGGACCAGCCCGAAGCCGCCCCACGTACCACCAGCGGGACCGTTGAGCGTGCATTTGAAGTCCGCCGCTGACGACGATCCCGTCACCGTCAGGAACAGCGTGAGGTTGAGTTCGTACACCGCGTTGGCGAGGCCGGGGAACGTGAGGTGCAGGTCGTTCACGAGGACCGACGAGTTCGTGAGGTTCTGGGTGGCGCTCTTGCGCCGCCACTGCACTGAGCCCACGCCATCGACCGGCGGGGTCTTGTACCAGACCGGCAGCCAGTTCGTGCCGTCGCTGACCATGATCTGGTCGGTGTCGATTTCATAGATCAGCAAGCCCTCGCGGTGCGTGGGCCGGGCCGACGAGAGCGCCTGCGGGAGCGACGAGGCGGCAACCGCTGCCGCGACGAACGCCGTGGTGGCGATGCTGGTGTCAGCGTCAGCCACCGCCGGGGTGGGTGCCTGCGGGTTCCCGGTGAACACGGGGGACGCCAGCGACGCCTTGCCTGCGAGGTCTGCTGCCAGCGCGTCGTTGATCGCGTCCTGAGCCGAGGTGATCGGCTTGTCCATGTCAGCGGTGTTGTCGACCTGATCCAGCCCCACGTCCGCCTTGGTGGCGACGACGGCGGACACCTCGTAGGCCAGATCGTTCCACGCGGTCACGCCGTCGCCCGTCTTGGACTTGCGCGTGTTCCTCTCGTGGCCCCGCTCACCATCCTGCAGGACAGGGTTCTCTGCGGCCCAGTTGGCGGCGGAGTCGGTCCGCGAGCGAATGTGCGTCATACCGCTTGTCCTCCATAGATGATCCACGGGCTGGTGTCCGCTGCGTCTCCACCGTCGATCACGTCGGCGGAGGTAACACTAGCGCTTCCCCCGTAGATTACGTCCTCGGTCTCTTGGATTCCGGCAACCTCGGCGGGTGGCAGACCAGTGGTCAGTGCAGTCCGGAACAGGGTGTTTCTGGAAACCACCTCGACCAGCCGCTCGTGCGGGCCTTCCAGATCATAGGGGCCGACGCCCCAGCGCGGCACCTTCCGGGCCTGAGCCCGGCGCAGGTTGAATGACACGAGGCCGTTCTTGAACTCGAATCCGGAGATGTAGCCGCCCTTCAAGTACGGGAACACCGTGTAGCCGTACTCACGCACACCGTCGATGCACGCGGTCCCGGCCAACTTCGACCAGACCTCCATGCCGAACGACGCAGCCGGGCGACGGGTCTCGGAGTCGAAGCCGACCACCGGGTTCTCGCCGTCCTCGGGGAGCACCCCGCCGAACGGGCTCGACCCGAACGGGGCCTCACCGAAGCCGAGCAGGTCGCCACGTTGGGTGATGAGCGGCACTCCGGCGACGAGGCTGAGGACACCGGGGTCGACGCGCAGAAAGTCGATGTCGATGGAGTAGTTGATGACCTGATCCGGGCGGACGAAGTGCAGCCGGTTGTCGTTGTCGTTCTCCTCGCTGCCCAGCAACTCGTTGGACCCGGCCTCGGTGGACTCGTTGACCGTCACCTTGGCGACCGACTTCGAGACGGCGAAGTTGATTGGGTGCGGGATGCTCCCTCGCCGGTCCAGCCCGGTGACGCGCAGCGCAGAGCCGCGCACCATGGCGTAGCACCTAGTGGTCACGTCACGCCTCCTGCGGCGTGTACGTCCCGCCCTTCCGGAGCACCTTCGCCTTGGCCTGAATCTCGGTGTCGTACACGATGGTGACTGCCTCACCCTCGGCGTTCAGCCCGGTCCAGACGTACTTGGCGCTCTTGCGCTTGGTGCAGGAGCACGCCATCAGGACCACTCCGCCCGCAAGGCGTCCATGCGGACCTCCGCGTCGACCATCGCAAGGGCAGCCATCCGCTCCGCCGGGGTGGGCTCGCAGCCGTCGGTGGTGTTGCCGAACGTGGACGCGACCAGAGTCTCCACCTCACCCGCGTCGTCACGCACCACAGCGAAGCCGGGCACGTTGACGGCCTGCAGGGCTCGCAGGTCCCCGTACTTCCACTCACCGCTCACCTGACCGGCTGCCTCGATCAGAACGATGTCCTCCTCGGGCACTGTGGGCAGCACCACGCCGGAGAACCAGACGCCCCGGTCATCGACGCCCAGCCGGACCGAGGCCCACGCGTGCGCGATGTTGTCGAAGTGCTGCTGCTCGGCGGTCTCGGTGAGGATGCGCTGTGCGCCTCGGTGGTCGACCTTGTAGGTGATGACGCCCGTGTTCAGGTAGCCGCCCTGTGTCTTGGTCCGACCGAGGTGGAAGTAGGGGAACTCGCCGTCCTCGGGCTCCGGCACCTCGACGCAGCGACCGTCGATCCCGATGTGGCAGATGCCCCACTCCCCGGCGTAGCCGTAGGTGCGCCGGATGCCCTGCTCGTCGGGCTCCTCGATGACCGTCGCGCCCGTGTCGGGGTGACGGTCGAAGTAGGTGGCGGGCGGGGTGACCCGACCTCCGCCCGCCGACGAGACGAGCACGGCCTCCCAGCCAGCGCCCGACTCGTCCGACTCGATGGACTCGTCAGCGGCGATGGCCGTCTCGTAGTCGCCGTACAGGTCGAGGCTGGTGTCCTCGTTGGAGGCATGGGTCGCAGCGCGGCGTCGGTTCTCCGGGGTGTTGGGCGCGTTGCCCGGCTTGCCGAGTTCGCCGGGCCAGTAGCCGAGCGCGTCGTGGTGCCACTGCGCGATGATCTGGTTGAGGTACTTCATGTCCTCCGGGGAGTTGGCCGCGATCTTCTCACCGATCAACTTCTTGGCGCGGGTGAAGTCGCCAGCCGTGCCCCATCCGATCTTCGCGTAGCCGGGCTGGCCCTTCTTGGTCCAGTAGTCGTGGATGCGCTTGGTCTCCTTGGGGTTGGTCACCCAGCCCGGACCACGGTCGAAGGACACGAGGTCGCCGGAGGCGCGCAGCACGGCGAACTCCTCGGACTCCTCGGCAGGCATGTCCGGGTGGGGGCCGAAGGCGACGTACGCCTCGGAGAACGCAGGGATCGCCACGGCGGTCAGGCCAGCGGCGCGAACGGCCTCGAACCACATCACTCCGGTGGCGTTGGCCTTCTCCATGTCGAGCGCGCCCTTGTCACCGTCGACAGAGACGCCGAACCGCCCGTAGAACGCCAGCCACTCCGCGAACTCGCCCGCCTCGGGGGTGGGCATGAGCGCACCCTCCCAGTGGATCATCCCGTCCTTGCGCATGAGCCGGTCGACCGAGCCCACGGCGACACTGCCGTCGTGCTGCT